CTATTTTTCTTCTAGCAATTTGTATTCGTTAAAAGTGATCACTTCCATGCCTAAACGTTCATTAATTTCTTTTAGACGTTCTTGAAGTGGAATGATTTCATTCACAAAGAAAACTTTAGTGGCTTTTTCCACATCACCAAATCCACCGGTATTGTTCGGCACGATACCCATTAACTGAGGCGGAACCCTATGTGCTGCCAAAACATCATCACGGCTTGCATTTTTAATATTCAGGAAATCATCTTTTGACACGGCATCCGAAAGCGGAATCACTTGAAAGCCGTCTTTCTTACCGTTCGGGATATAGACGAAAAGATTCTTAAAGTTGCCGGTGCCTTTGGTTTGTTTGATTTGGTCCTTGATGGATTGAATATCATCCTTATTCTGCGTTGGATCAGTCATATAAATAATAGAACCGGCATGCGCACCATTCAGATAATATTTACGACGGAACAGAGTTGCACTCTCGTTTAGAAATGCAGATTGTAAGGCGGCTAAATATTCCGGCACACCATAAATTTCTTGGTTAATGTCAGGATTGATAAGTTGCAGCACGGAATCTTTTTTAAATTCATATTCTTCATAGCCCGTTACGATTTGGAAGAATTGACCTTCATCAACACCCACGCGCATATATTTTGCCAAAGGTGCTCTAAGTGAAATGATATCGCCGAACGCATTTTTTACGATTTCAATGAACGCATTGCCAAAAACCAAATAATCCTGAACCAGTTTTTCAAGTTGTGTTCTTGGTAAAAGCGCGGTCGTTTTACAGGTTGAAAGTAAAATATTCTTTTTCACTGTGATGGCACTTTGATGGTGTGGGGAAGCGCCAAGGGCTTTGGCTAAATAGCCCAAATTAATCGGCGGATTATAATATTTCTCATAAACCAGTACAGATTCAAAATAATTCAGAATTTCGGCACGGTCTAACACTGGAATCGGATCACCAAAACTAAAGGCTTGTGCTATTGCGTTACCGGAAAGTGCGGTGTTTTTTTTCTTTGATTTGCTCATTGATTCATCCTATTCAAAGGTAAAAATGGTCGATTGGCTTTGTGTTGCAACATCACCGCCCAAGCCGTAAGGAACGTTAAGAATGCAGTTCATGATAGCCCACGACAAATCGCCATGTGAGGCATCTTCCGAACGGTCAGAAACATAAGTAATTTTCCCGGTTCCCGTAATGCGTTTTTTCACAGTCATGAAACTGGTCACAATATCATTGTCGCCACTGTCGAATTTCAAGCGACGTTTTTGAATTAGGTTTTGAGTTTTGAGAACCATCTCATTTTTCAGATCGGCGTTATAGTCCAAACCCTGAACAGTCGGATAAAACTTCTTAACTTCTTGGAACACCCCAGAACCCATCCCTGTTTTATCAATCACAATGCGCGACACATTGTAATCGTCACAAAACTGTTTGATTCGGCTTGCCTGCGTTTCATAATCCATGCCGTGAAAAGTTTGTTTATGCAACACACGATAATCCCCGCCTTCAACTCGTGGTGGGGCAACAATAGCAAGGGCTGCACGGTCGCCGGTAAAAGCTGGGTCATAACCCAACCAAATTTCTCGATTGCCAAAAGGTCGTTGATAAAATGGCTTAAAGTCGTGCCATTCTTCTAAGCTGTCCACTTGGCAAAGTTGCAAGTCGGCAAATTTAAAGGCGGAACTGTTATCATCAGCAAACTGGCAGAGAAAAAGTTGTTCAAATTCTTCTTTGCTGTTTTCGGCTAACAAATCTTCAATGTCGAACAAATTGCACCCGCCTTCCAGTGCGTCATAAATCGTCACAATCTGTTTCCACTGACGGTCGCCGCAAAGTTTCCCCATACGCAAATTTTCGTGTGAAATATCAATTTCTACTTTTTCCGATTTCGCCCGTCCACGATTGAACGCTTTTCCGGAAAAGAACGCATAGGCAGGATGGGCGATTGTCGTAGGTGTAGAAAAGTAGGTTTGCCGATACATCTTTTGGGCCGCCATACCACTGGCGACTTTCCGCATTACATCGAATTTCGGTACCCAAAACACTTCATCAAAATACAAATTGCCGTGGTAGGATTGTGCAGTTGCCGAGTTGGTACCAAGGAAAATCAATTCTGCGCCATTGGGCAGTTTGATGGTCTCGCCTTTCAAATCTACATCGGCTGTTTGTTTGGCATAGCTCACAATATATGATCGGAACTGTAAGGCTTGTTTCTTACTGGCAGAAATAAAGATTTGGTTGTGGCCCGTTGTCAACGCATCCACGAAGGCTTCATGCCCAAAATAATAAGTCGCCCCAATTTGACGACTTTTAAGAATATTGCGAATGCGATGTTGCTTAGCATCATGCCAAATACGTTGATATTGAAACATCCCGCCTAAAAAACCATTAATCAACAATTCTTCTTGTTCCTGACTAATGGCGTTTTGTTCAGGTTTTCTGCGCTCACCGGTATTGCGGTTTTTCAATTTCGGATTCAGGTCCGTTTCATTGCCATCACCAAAAGAATATTTTTTCACCCTCGCCATACGTTCCATTTGGCGGCTAAGTAAATCAATTTCTTTGTAATCTGAACCGCTCTTTTCTTCTTTTACAATCAGCAAATTCAATCTTGTCTCTAATGCCAATTCAACCCGACCGACAGGTGCAATATCGTCCCACTTTTCTCTGTCTTTCCAACTGGCAATCGTTGATGCAGGAATATTTAACTGGCGTGAAATTTCCGCGATTTTATAGCCGCTAAAATACATTACCTGCGCCTGTCGCTTACTGTCTGCTGACACATCAGGCAAAGTCTGTTCAATTATTTGTTCTTCCATTCACTATCCTTTCTATTTACCAACGCATAATAGAAAGGCTAAGTGCGGTCGTCTTTCGCCCTGCTTTGTGAGAACTAAAGCAACAACCGCAAGCAATAGACCGGCTAAAAAAAGCCTTTCAGAATAATGGCAATCATTGAACCCACTCACTGAAAGGAATAGCCAATGGCAAAACAATCAAAATGGTTTGTGGTTGCAACAGAAGGAGCAACAACAGACGGTCGCACAATCAATCGCACTTGGATTGAGCAAATGGCGGCAAATTACGACCCGAAAAAATATGGTGCACGCATTAATCTTGAACACATTAAATGGCGTTATATGTGGAATGATGATCCGCACTCAAAATGCTATGGCGATGTAATTGGTTTAAAAACGGAAGAAAATGCTGAAGGTAAATTGCAGTTACTGGCTCAAATCGACCCAACGGACGATTTAATCAAACTCAATAAAGACCGCCAAAAAATCTACACCTCTATTGAGTGCGACCCGAATTTTGCCGACACCGGTGAAGCCTACTTAGTGGGTTTAGCGGTAACGGACAATCCGGCAAGTCTTGGCACGGAAATGTTAGCATTTTCTGCCGGCGCAAGTGCAAATCCACTCAACAACCGCAAAGAAAAAGCTGAAAACCTTTTCACAGCCGCAGTTGAAACCGAATTAGAGTTTGAAGAAGTGAAAGAAAAAGGTTTATCTGTCTTTGCCAAAATCCGCGCATTATTTGCCGACAAAGAAAAAACCGACGATGAACGCTTTGCCGACCATCAAAAATCTATTGAGCTTTTAGCGGAACAAACCCAAAAAACATTGGAAAAATTGACCGCACTTTCCGCCGATTTAGCAAAACAACAAGCCGAATTAGCAGAAATGAAAGCCACCAATGAAAGCATTCAAGCCAAATTCACCACGCTTGAAAAAACACCTTCTGCTGACTTCGGCAAACGTCCAATCATTGCCGGTGAAGGTAAATCCGAATTTTTAACCGATTGCTAAAGGAACAACCATGCGCAACGAAACTAAACAGAAATTTAATGCTTATGTGGCCCGTGTTGCCGAATTAAACGGCGTAACAAGCAATGATGTGGCAGAAACCTTTTCTGTTACGCCAAGTGTATCCAACCACTTAATATGAGAAATAAACAAAGAAGTAGGGATTTGGTTGTAATAAGCGGGAATAAGTGGTTCAAAACCTTATGAAACGGGGCTTTACGTGATGTAGAGCCCTTTTTTATTAGGGGAGGAAAAAGAAGAATAATGAAATGGGAAAAAATTTTGGGTTTTGTTTGAAATGTCAAAATAGCCACTTGAAATGAGAAATTTAAAAGTGGCTTTAAATTTTGTTTAAATGGCGTTTAAAAATCCCGATAGCCACGCACTACCTGCCCAATCACAATCAAGTTGTTGGCTTGTTCTGTGTTGAGTTCTATTGGTGCGTATTCGGTATTTTGACTGATTAGTGTGATGCCGTTGTAGGTGATTTGCACTTTCTTCACTAGCATTGCGCCTTCATTGTTTAACACAAAGATTTTGCCGTCTTTTAAATCCGTTTTAGAACGATCTACAATAATCTCTTCACCATCTTTTAAGGTGGGCTGCATGCTGTCGCCACTTACTAAGAACATGGCGCAATCTTCCGCTTTTAAGCGGCGTGAATCAAGCCAAGCCTTTTCTACCTTGGTGGTTTGATAAGGTTTATATTCATCATTAAAACCACCGCCACCGGCTGAAATGCGCACTTCTCGGCAATCTTCAATCTCTGCAAAGGTTTCATCATTGCTTGCAGATAAATTTAAGCCATCCTGCTCCTCTGAGCTTTCTCCTGTTGCTAGCCACTGCACGCTTACATTGGCATAGGTTGCTAATGCAATTAGGTTGTCCAGTGTTGGCAAGCTAGTGTTTGTTAAATAGTTATGCAAAGTGCTATATGAAATTCCTGCTTCTTTAGCAAATGCTCTTCCGCTCTTATTTCCGATCAATTCTTTTAATCTTTCGCTAAAAGAAGATCCTTTTCCTAATGTTTGAAAAGGAACTTGTACCTTTTCCGATTTATCTTGTTCCTTTTTAGGATTTGAAAGGGTTTCCATTGATTTTTACCTTTTGAGATTTAATTTATAAAAAGGAACAAAAAATACTTGCGCTGTTCCTTTTTTAGATCAATAATATTATTACATTGAATAACACGGCAGTATTATTCAATGTAATAACCTTTTAGATTATCAGAAAAAGGAACAAAAGCAATGATTAATGATTGGGAAAGGGTAGATATCATCTATGCCTTAAAGAAAAAAGGAACAACCCTTGCAGCGTTATCTCGCCAATCAGGGCTCAATTCTAGGACATTAAATAATGCTTTAGATCGTCGTTATCCAAAAGGTGAGCGAATTATCGCGGAAGCATTAGGCGTTACACCTGAAATTATTTGGCCTTCGCGTTATGCCAATCGGTAGTTGGAGGGGATATGAAAACATGGGTAACAGTTGCAGAAGTCGTTGAATGTCAAAGTACCCCTAACACTGAGCGTGGTTGTAGAAAATTTTTAGACAAATTATTTCTTCAATATCCTCAAGCGCGACGCAAAAGACAAGGAACAAAAGCCTTTGAATATGATGTGAATTATCTACCTGAAAACATTCAGGCAGAACTTGTTGTTATTGAAGGTAAAAGAACAGTCAATTCCCTCCCCGTCCTCGCCGAGCCTGCTAAACCAGTAGAACCTTCGGCTGAAGCTCAGATGTTGTGGGCTGCTTATGAGCAAGGCACGACAAAAGCGCAAAACGAGGCAAAGTGGAAACTGGGTACGATGTTCGCGGTAGCGGAATTAACGAATACCGGCATGAACATTATGACCGCATTGGAATTGGTGTGTGGCAAATATAACCGCGAATGCGAGGCAAAAGGCGAAAAGCCGGTCTCAGTTGGCTCGCTTAAACGGTGGTGGTATGCCATTAAAGATGAAGATCGCAGTCTTTGGTTGCCGCTTTTAATGAGTGAGCGTGGCAAAAACGGCAAAAGCCGTGAGGCGGAATTTAGCGAGGAAGCCTGGGCATTTTTCAAAGCGGACTATTTCCGTAATGAGCGCCCGCAGTTGGGCTCTTGCTATGAACGCTTAAAACGCGCGGCACAGGTGAACGGTTGGGTGATTCCGAGCCTTTCAAGCATTAAACGCAAGATTGAGCGCGAGATTCCGAAAACCCACCAAGTGTATTTGCGCGAAGGGGAATATGCGGTGAGCCGTTACTTCCCGTCACTTATCCGAACCATTGCGGATGTGGATGCGATGGAATGGGTGAACGGCGACGGTTACAAACACAACGTGTGGGTGGAATGGCACAACGGTCACATTATCCGTCCGAAAACCTGGCTTTGGCAGGATGTGCGTACGCGCAAAATCTTAGCCTATCGCTGTGATGAATCGGAAAACACCAACATGATACGTCTTGCGTTGTTGGATGTGGTGAGCAAGTACGGCATACCGAAACACTTAACCATAGACAATACCAAAGCCGCAGCGAACAAGAAAATGACTGGTGGGGTGAAAAATCGTTACCGCTTTAAAGTGAGTCCAGACGAAGTGCAAGGGATTATTCCAGCGCTCGGCATCCAACTGCACTGGACAACGGTGCGCTACGGTCGCGGACGTGGGCAAGCTAAGCCGATTGAGCGTGCATTTTCACACGGTGGCTTAGGTGAATTAGTGGATAAACACCCACTACTTGCCGGATACCACGCGGGGGATAACGCGCTGGATAAGCCCGACAACTACCAAGGCAATAAAGCCGGGGTGGATTATGAAAGTTTTATCTTAGCCCTTGAAGAAGGCATTCAGATGTTTAACGAACGCCTGAATCGTGAAACGGAAATTTGCCGAGGTGAGTTGAGTTTTGAACAAGCCTTTGAGCGCGATTTTGCCTTAGTGGAAAAACGCCTGGCAACACCGGAGCAGTTGCGTTATCTGCTCACATTACACGAAGAAGTAACCTTGAAAGCCAACGGCACCTTTGAATTGAAATGCGGTGGTGAAAGACAAGGCCTACGCAACCGGTATGAGGCTTATGACTTGATTGGCACGAAACACAAACGTGTGGTGGTGCGATACGACCCGAACCGCTTACACGACAAAGTGTGGGTGTATAGCCAAGAAGGAGTGTATTTAGCAGAAGCAAGTTGTACACGCCCTGCCGCCTTTGGTGATACGCAATCCGCACAAGACCATTCTCGTAAAGAACGCGAATTTGTGCGCCATACCAAGAAAGCAGCACAAGCTGCGCAGGAAATGGAAGTGCAAGAAGTAGCGGAATGCATGCCAGAGGTGGAATTTGATGATACCCCAAGCGTGCCGCAAGTGTGGGAAGTGGTACACCAAGAAGGCAATGCGATGCGTAAGCAAGAAGTGTTGTTGGAAGATGAAAAAGTCAGCACCTTCCGCCGAGGTTTAGACAATTACTTAGCCATGGCTAAGAAAGCAAAAGGGCTTTAAAACAAGTTTAAAGCCGATTTATAGGAGATGAAAAATGAAAACTAATCTTAATCATCAGGATACCACATTTCTTCACCAGCTTCGTTTAGAAACGGGGAAGCTTCGCCAAGTTGCGAAATCCAGACGGGTGAAAATGTATAAAAGAGATCTAAATCAGACAGAAAGTTCAGCGAAGTCTCAACGGTTTTCTTGGCTGATGCAGTCCGAACGATTTGTAGCTCTAACAACCTATTTTGAATCATTAGAGAAATTGTTGCCATCCGCCAATGAGCATAAGACAACTCAAGACGATACCGCTCAGAAAAGCGCTTTTCTTGCAGCTTGCGCTCTTTGGTGGGAAGCGCAAGGTGCGCGAGAAGATAAGGACGAAGATTTTCCTCTTCAAATTCAAGATATTTTTGAAGGTTTGGATAGTGCTTTAACGAAGCAAAGAGCGCGTCAAAATCCTTGGTATCCCACTTGGCGAAAATAACCTGAAAAGCATATTCAGCACAGTAGTTCAGCTCTTTGTATTCAACATCCATGGGCAAGCGACAAAGATTAAACATAGATACTCCTACCAAACAAACAGGGCAATTATTATGACACTAATTAACCAAATCAAACAACTCTTAGACAACCAAACCTACACCCAGCGCGAGATTGCTGCGCAATCAGGCGTGAATCCAGGGGCATTAAGCGCGTATTTAAAAGGCACTTATGCCGGCAATGTAGAAAAAGTTGAATACGCATTAAACAACTGGCTCGCTACGCGTGAGAAGAAAGAAAAAGTGTTTGTAGAAGCACCGCACTTTATTGAGATTCCGACCGCCAAGAAAGTGTTCAGCGCCTTAGATATGGCCAAAATTTTACCAACCATGGTGACCGTTTACGGCGCAAGCGGCGTAGGCAAAACCAAAGCCTGCCAAGAGTACGCGAAAAGCAACCAAAACGTATGGATGATCACCGCAAGCCCAGCACGCGCCACATTAAGCAGTATTTTGTATGAGTTAGCCCTTGAGTTAGGCATTAACGATGCGCCACGCCGTAAAGATCGCCTATCACGCCTAATTACTAAAAAACTCAAAGGCACACAAGGTTTAGTGATTATCGACGAAAGCGACCACCTGCCTTATGACGCGTTAGAAGAGATCCGCATTATCCAAGAAGAAGCCGAAGTGGGCTTTGCGCTCATTGGTAACGATAAAGTTTACACCCGCATCCAGGGCGGTGTGAATCAGGCGCATGAATATGCCCGTTTATGGTCACGAATTGGTAACAACTGCGGCGTTAAAGCCAGTACAAAAGGCGATATTAAAGCTATCGCGCAAGCCTGGGGGCTTGATATAGCCGACAAAGATTTAATGACCGTGCTTTACGACATCGGCGGCAAGGCAGGCGGCTTACGCGCTTTAACGCAATATTTACGCCTAGCCGGCATGACAGCAAAAGGCCAAGGCACTGTCATCACACTAGACCTCATTTTAACCGCCCAAGCACAAATGATAGGAGCGAACTAATGACAAGCATTACAAAAAACGACACCTTGCGTGAGCAAACTAAACCCCACCCTGTGTTTGGTGGGTGCAACAAAATCGCCCTAGGTTACTTATCGCAAACGCAAAAATGCGTGTTTGAGTTAAACAAAATGGGGTTGCATGTATTAAGCATTGAGTTTGACAAAATCAAACCGCGCGTGCGCATTGAACCGAACGCATTAACGAAGAAATTTGAGAAAACTGGTCAAGCCTTTGCCTACATTCAAGGCAACGACGGCGCACATTGGGCGGAATATCAAATGATGGTGGAAGGCATCAAGGTAATTTGGCGCAGTTATTTACATTAACCAACAGGAGAAAAGAAATGGCTAAAAAAGCAACCCGCATTAAAACCGACACCTTTTCAGTGCGTTATCAAACGCGCGATGAAGTGGAAGTTGCAATTAAAGAAATCGGCGATTTAAACCGCGAATTAGAACGCCTAGCGATTGAACAAAACGACAAGCTGGCAGCAATCACCGAAGAATACGCGCCACGCATGAACGAAGTGAAAGAAAAGCTCGCACCAAAACAAGATGCGGTGCAAGCGTGGTGTGAAAGCCGACGTGATGAACTCACGCAAAACGGCAAAACTAAAACAGGTTCATTTAATACAGGCGAAGTGCAATGGCGCCAACGTCCGCCAAGTGTGGGGATTCGCGGCGTAGACAGCGTGTTAGATATCTTAAAAATGCGGGGGTTAGCCCGGTTTATCCGCATCAAAGAAGAAATCAATAAAGAAGCCATGCTTAATGAACCGGGCACTGCGGCCAGCGTGCCAGGCGTAACAATCAAAACAGGCGTGGAAGACTTTGTAATTACGCCGTTTGAGCAAGAGGTGGCGTGATGGATTGGGTGTTTTTTATCGCAGTATTAATCGGAATTTGGATAACCACCGAATGAATCCTACTTACCACAGGAGAACCTTATGAACAAAAACATCAACAAGTTTGATCGCTTTAAATATTACAGTGAACAAGCTGCAAACAGTGAACGTAGAGGCGATCTGCAAGACGCTAAAGAACAATGGGCCATAGCCGAACTTAACGCGCCAAATGCCCAAAATAAAGAATGGTGCAAACGTCGCGCCACGTTTTGTGAACGAGTATTAAGAAAACCTTTTTAGGAGGATTTATGGCTGATTATATCGTGCGCCTTTATGGCGTAATTGAAGTGAAAATGAAAGCGGAAACACTAGAACAAGCTATTGAGTTGTGTGATTTAAACACCGCTCCGCCATTAACCGGTTTAGTTGTAGAAATTGATTCAGTGATTGAAGGGGAAGAAGTATGACTGAGCAAGAAAAAGTGCGGTTGGATGAGCAATTAAAACAAGCGGCAAAACAGCTCACACACGCGCTTCACGCGTTACGTACCGGGCAAAATCAACACGCAGCGGTTTATGTTGGCAACGTACAAAACTTACTGCCGGGTTTAAGAATGAGATTGGGGAGATGAATGAAATGGAAGAAAAAAAATATTCAGTAACGTTTGAGTTTAAAGTGGGAGTCGGTGATGACGATTTAACCTTTAATGTAAACACAAAATACCATCAAGCCCCAGCTTTATATGTGAAGGACGCGATGACTTGTTTGATGTTTAAGTTGCCTGAAATTGTGAGAGCTGGTTGGATTGTGATTGAGGGTATGGACGATAACGCCAAAAGTGGTTTCGAACACAAAATAAAATTAGATTTTTGCACCCAAGATAATGACGAATGGGAAGTTAGTGCGAAAGTCGAAAATCCCAATGAAACTGGTCGTATGTTGATTGGCTTTATTGAGAAAATTCTTTTGAAGGATCCAGTTATTGACGAAATTCTTCAGCTAGAAAAATAAGGGGGATAAAAATGTGTGAAAACAATGGATGGATTAAGTGTTCGGAGCGGTTGCCGGATACATTTACAGGTTTTGATTTGTTAGTTCGTTCGTCGCCTGTTTTGGTTTATGGCAAATATACCTCTGGCGAAAAAAACAAAATTTTCGGCGCGCAAATATTTGGTAATAAGTGGTATAGCGCAGACGGCGAATGTGGGGAAATTACTCATTGGCAACCATTTCCACAACCACCGGAGGAATAGATTATGGTTTGTGAATATCAATATCACGCGTTTTTACCTGGTGCTGAGCCAACAAGAGAAAGTGTTCTGCACGTAATAATTCGGGAGCTTTTTGTAAAATATAAACACTCCGAAGAATTATCTCTATCAAATGCGGCCGAAATTATTGTAGGTAAAAACGCCTTAAAATGGGGTTTAGATGATGGAGAAGAGGTTTGTATTTTAATCAGAAAAAAAGAGAATCCTGAAGTGCTTGAATTGTTTAAGGTTTCTGTTGAGATATGTACAGAAACTACAGCGCACCGTATGGATTACTAAAACCCATTTACAGTCCATTCAAATCTCCCCTAACCCCTCTTTACAAAAGAGGGGGATTTAAGTGGGCTGAATAATGTGTTTTACAGGAGAAAAAGAATGCGATTAACCAAAGAAAAGGCGATTCAGCTGATTCACATTGCCAAGCAACAGCTATGCATGGACGAACTAAGTTATCGGATGTTGCTGAATGAGTTAACCGGCAAAAACAGCACCAAACAAATGACTATAATACAATTGATTAAAGTTTTAGAAGCCATGGAAAATAAAGGCTTTAAAAAGACCACGAAACGCCATCATTCGCCGACTACCGAAAACGCCAAAGTGAATAGCTTGATTGCCCACAAAATCCGCGCCATTTGGATTGATATGCACAAGCAAGGGCTTGTACGAGACGGCTCGGAAAACGCGCTCAATGCGTTTGTGCGCGGCGTAGTGAACCCAATTTACGCTAAGCGCGGGATGAATATTCAAGTGCTTAACGTGGGCGCTTTGCGCGACGACATGGCCAGTTTAGTGCTTGAGCGATTGAAAAAATGGCAAGCAAGAGGTGGACTATGAAATTGTGCCGTTGTCCTGTATGCCACTCCGATATTCATTTAGACCAACTTTTAGAAGATGACGCTGGGCGAGAAATTTTAGGGCTGCTCACTGAGTTAAAATATGGCGTGGCGCGCCCTTTAGTTTCATACATTGCACTATTTCGCCCGGATAAATCAGCGCTAAGCAATTCAAGAGCGGTCAAATTAATGCGTGAAGTGTTGGATTTGTTCCCGCCTTCTCAATTATTAGCCCACTGTTTGAGTGAAACGGTGAACGCAGTGCAGAAAAAACGCCGAGAAAGCCGAAATCTCGCCCCGCTTAACAATCACCGCTACTTAATGCAAGTAATGGAAACGAACCGACCACTCTTTTCCGGAACAGGCTCGGCTGCCGTAAACAACGCAGAACGCGCCACTCAAGGCAGTGATGAAGTTGAAAACACCATTTTATATATCGAGCGGTTTTATCAGTTAGGCCAACCGGTGGAACACTTGCCAGGCTATGACGTGTGGCGAAAATGGAAAGATAAACAGCAAAAATGAACTTTTTTTACCGCTCGAAAGGGCGGTTTTTATTTTTAAAATCAATAATTTGTTCTTGTGTGTGATTTGCCGGGCTTGAAACATTTTCCAATTTCAGAAACATAATTTGTATAATCAAGCCATTTTAAGGCAAATCCGGAGGCTAGATGAACGCGCAACTCAAAGTACAAGAGGACTTATTTGATACCGAGCATGCCACGGTGGGAGATTTATTCGACCATTTAGATAATATCCCAGCAAATGAAATTTATCATAAATGGCCAAGTACGCTTTCGGATATCATTGAAGTCCTTAAATGCGAACTTATCCGTCAAGGGGAAGAGCCAGATAAAGCGCAAGGCAGTGCCGCCAAATTAGTTGGCGTGATGGCGCATTATTTCGGGGGAAAATCGGTATATCTACCTACTGGTGAGGTATTAAAAGATGCGTTACGTAATGTGAAAATCTATCAGGAGTTTGATGGGAAGAATGTCCCAGAATTAGTGATCAAATATCGATTGAGCGAGTCGCATATTTATGCGATTTTGCGTGAACAGCGGGCGTTGTTGCGTAAACGTTATCAGCGTGATTTGTTTGATAGCTAAATAGGCTGAACTACCACAAATTCAAATTTTACCCTCATTCTTTAAACTTCCTTTAAAGTTATTTTAAAGGAAGTTTTTTTATGTCTTTATCCTTGCCTATCACAAAAATTGTGATCCATTGCTCCGCTACTCGTAACGGCAAGCAACTCCGAACAGTCAATCAAACCGCCGCTCAACGTATTAATGACTGGCACGCCCAACGCGGCTTTAAACGCGACCCAATTTTAGTCAAAAAATTTAACCCACACCTGCAAAATATCGGCTATCACTTTGTGATTGACACAGACGGCACCGTCGAAACAGGCCGAATGGTTGGCGAAATTGGCGCGCACGTGAAAGGGCACAATCAACACTCGCTAGGCATTTGTCTTGTTGGGGGGATTACTCAGACAGGTAAAAGCCATGGCGAATATACCGAAAAACAATGGCTCGCCTTGCACAAATTATTGCAAAAACTAGAGAGCGAGCACCCTAGTGCACGCATTTGTGGACATCGTGATTTAAGCCCAGACATCAACGGCGACGGCACAATCTCGCCGAGTGAGTGGATTAAAGACTGCCCTTGTTTTGATGTTTGGTCTTGGCTTGATTCCGAGCAAATTATCAATACAGAACACTTGTTTGAGGGGGAATAAATGAGTGCATCATCCTATTCAATCTCCAAGAAAGGATTTTTTCGCGGTTGGGGATTAAGCAATAACGCAAAACGTAACCGTGCAATCAATGGCGGGTTTACTGCCGCACAATATCTCTACCTGTTATGGAGCTACTGATGATCTCACAACTCATTACTAACGCCGATGGTCGCCTTTCGACTACGGCATTTATCCAGTTCTTTGGGGCGATCCTCATGGCTTGTATTTTGATTTATGCGGTATGGTTGGATCGTAGCTATGTTAGCGAATTATTTACAACATTCGCGCTCTTTTGTGGCGGTGGAGCTGCGACAAAAGGGTTCGCGAATGCAATAAACCGTAGGGGGAATGAATGACTCATTATTTTGTGCTTGGTGTGCTTGGTGCGATTTTGGTAATCGGCGTTTATGTCACGGCAAAATTAAAAGCGGCAAATCGTAAAATTAACAATTTACTCAAAAAAAACGAAGCCTTACAAGCCGAAAAAGCCGTAGCAGAAACGAAAGTGAAACATTTTGAAGTGAGAAAGAAAAATGAAGAAGACAATCGTAGCACTAGCCGTGATGATGTCATTAACCGCCTGCAGCAATCGGGCGATCTCCGTGATTAATGCATCCTGTTCAGGGTTTTCAGTTATTACTGCAAGTCGCCAAGATACCACGGAAACATTGCGTCAAATTGCGGTGCACAATGCAACGTATCGCGATATATGCGAAAAGGAATCAAAAAAGAATGAATGACATTGTTGATACGACCCAGCGAAGAGAAGAAATCATGTGGGAAAACTGGCAAAAACAACGTCAGGTCGTGCAAGAACACCATGTCCAACAGATAGAGGACAGATATTGTATTGATTGTGGAGAACGTATCCCGGCTGCACGTATAAAAGCCCAGCCAGACTGTGTGCGTTGTGTAGACTGCCAAATAGAAAAAGAGAAGGGACGTTGATGTTAGAAATCATTGAGTTTTTACAAAAGCATTGGTCGATTGTAATGGCGGTCGGCGGCATTGTGTGGACGTATTTCTGGTTGACAATGGACAGCAAGTACGCACGCAAAGCCGATGTAGCGGACTTGCGCAAGGCCATTGATAACAACGAAAAAAGCCTATCTGAAATGAAAGGAGAATTACGCCATTTACCTACGTCGCAAGATGTGTCGGAATTGCGGATTTTGATTACAGAGATGAAAGGCAAAAGCGATGTGTTAAGCACGAATATAAAAACCTTAAATCATCAAGTGGCTTTATTAATTGAAAAGGAAGTGAGTAAAGAATGAGTAAAGATATTTTTACCAAAGACCAACGCCTTGTGATTTTGCGATCCCTTGTGGAAGCCGGTTATGACGCGAACGAATCAATTTTAGATGATTGTTTGGCGTTATACGGACATAAAATCAGCCGTGATTTGGTGCGCACCCATTTAAATTGGCTGGAAGAACAAGGCTTGGTGAAAATTGAGCGTTTAGGCAATGGCTTTATGATTGCGACTATTACTCAACGCGGTGTTGATGTGGCAAATGGCGAAGCCGTTGTGGACGGTGTGAAACGCCCTTCTCCGAAACTTTAAAGCACGTTTAAAGGCGGTTTAAATGACAGAGAAAAATACGCGTGGGCGCGCCAGTAAAGTGGATTTATTGCCCCCGAACATTAAAACCCAGCTGGCGATGATGTTGCGCGATAAGCAGTTTTCACAGGCGGAAATATTAGAAGAAATCAATGATTTAATTCGTGATTGTGGACTGCCTGAAAGTGCCCTATTAAGTAAAACCGGATTAAATCGTTATGCCAGCCGAATGGAAAAGGTGGGGGCAAAAATACGACAGGCACGCGAAGTGGCAGAAGTATGGACGAAGCAATTTGGTGAAATGCCTCAAACAGATATTGGGAAAACAGTGATCGAGCTGGTGAAACACCTGGCCTTTGAAATGTCATCCCAATATGCAGAAAACGGCATTGCAGAACCAAAAGAATTAGCCATGTTGGCAGTAACTGTTCAGCGATTGGAATCGGCCGCTAATTTAAGCTATGAGCGTGAACATAAAATCCGTAAAGAAGTCGCCCAATTGGCGGCAGAAACAGCAGAAAAAGTAGCGGTGAAAGCGGGTTTATCGGCTGATGCAGTCGATGTGTTAAAGGCGAAAATTCTGGGAGTGGCTTAATGGATACTGTAAATAGCTCGGTGAAAAATCTGCCTGGTTTTATACCTTTCGATAAAAACGAAGTGCTGTTGGGCTATCAGAAACGCTGGATTGCCGATGATAGTCCTTTAAAAATTGCGGAAAAATCGCGTCGAACTGGTTTGACTTGGGCGGAAGCAGCTGACGACGTGTTGATTGCAGGTAGAGCAAAGTCAGACGGTGGGTCTGACGTTTTTTATATCGGCTCTAACAAAGAAATGGCGCGCGAGTTTATTGATGCGTGCTCGATGTGGGCGGGTGTGTTTAACCAAGCAGCAGGCGAAATCAGCGAAGAAGTATTGAAGGACGAAGATAAAGATATTCTCACCTATGTGATTTATTTTGCTTCCGGTTTCAAAATTAAGGCCCTGTCCTCTAATCCGAAAAACTTGCGCGGTATGCAAGGGGTTGTGTGTATCGATGAAGCCGCATTCCATGAAAAGTTGGCCGAAGTATTAAAGGCTGCACTCGCGCTTACCATGTGGGGAGCAAAAGTGCGGTTGATTTCCACCCATAATGGCGTGGATAACCTGTTTAATCAGTTGATTCAAGACAGCCGTGCGGGGCGTAAAAGCTATTCAATTCATACGATCACCCTTGATGATGCCTGTTCGGAAGGCTTATATCGGCGAATTTGTCAGGTGAGTAAGCAGGAATGGAGCCAAGAGAAAGAAGCCGCCTGGAAAGCTGGGTTATTACGAGAAACAGCGACAGAAGATGATGCACTAGAAGAATACTACTGTGTACCAAAGAAAAGCTCGGGCGGTTATATTCCGCGCCCGCTTGTTGATCGTGCAGCCGACTCAACAAAAGTCGTCCTAAAATTTGAGTGTGACGACAAGTTTATCACCTACTCGGAAGAAGAACGGCAAGTCTTGACCTTGGAATGGCTACTTAAAGACGTGTTGCCTCATTTGAATGCCTTAAATCCAGATTTGCGCCATAGTTTTGGCGTGGACTTTGCGCGCAGCGGCGACTTGAGCGTGTTTGCGGTGTGTGCATGTCAGCCTAGCACGGCGCGGGAAATTGAACTCACGCTGGAAATTCGCAATTGTCCTTACGACCAACAAAAACAAATTATGTTTTTTTTGTTACCCAAATTACCACGTTTTATTGGGTCGTCATTCGATGCGACGGGTAACGGGGGCTATTTGGCAGAAAGTGCCTTGTTACGATATGGCGCAAGCATGGTGGAAACGGTGCAACTCAATGATAAATGGTATCGAGAATGGATGCCGAAATACAGGGCATTGTATGAAAGCGAGCTGATTAAAATCCCTCGCGATGAAGACATTATTTTAGACCAAGGACATATTGTGGTGATTAATGGCGTGCCGAAAATCGACAAAGCACGCAGCAACGGCAAGTCTGGCAAACGCCATGGCGATAGCGCGGTGGCGTATTGTATGGCGGTACGCGCGAGTTTTATGACGGGGGGCGAGATTGAATTTACGCCCCTACCGAGCAAACACCCGGAAGCGGACGACGAATTCGATGACTTTATTACGCACGACTGGGATTTTTGAGGATTAGATAATGCAAAGCAGAATTTTAGATATCCACGGCAAGCCGTTTGTATTTGACGATGCGTTACAAACGGAAAATGACAGCCGTTTGGCGTGGCTTACGCGTACCTATAGCGAGCATCCGACCAGCGGACTGACACCTGCAAAAGCGGCACGCATTTTACGCGCCGCCGAGGTTGGCGATTTGGTCGCACAGGCGGAACTCGCGGAAGATATGGAAGAAAAAGACGCGCATTTGCAATCAGAACTGGGCAAACGCCGTAGTGCGCTGTTGACTGTAGATTGGAAGATTGTGCCACCGCGCAATGCGACACCGGAAGAACAGCGTGATGCGGATTGGTTGACGGATATGTTGCTGGATGCCACTTGGTTGGACGATTGTATTTTTGATGCTACCGATGCAATTTTAAAAGGCTATTCTTGCCAAGAAATCCTGTGGGAGCCGGAACTAATTGGCGGCTTGAAGCTGATTAAATCTGTGCAATGGCGCGATCCCTCTTGGTTTATGACCCCGACCTTTGAGCGTAATACCCTACGGCTACGCGATGGTTCGGTGGACGGTGTGCCATTGCAGCAATTCGGCTGGATTACGCATATTGCGAAAGCTAAGACCGGTTATTTGTCGCGCATCGGCTTAATACGGACATTGATTTGGCCGTTTATTTATAAAAACTATTCGGCGCGGGACTTCGCCGAGTTTTTAGAGATTTATGGTTTACCAATGCGCTTGGGTAAATACCCTGAAGGGGCAACGAAAGCGGAAAAAGATACGTTACTGCGCGCCGTGATGAGCATTGGGCATAACGCTGGCGGGATTATTCCGCGGGGGATGGAAATTGATTTTGAGCGCGCCGCAGAAGGCAATGCGACAGAATTTATGGCAATGATTGAGTGGGCAGAGAAATCCATGAGTAAAGCCATTTTAGGCGGCACGCTCACTAGTCAAGCGGACGGTGCAACCAGCACAAATGCACTAGGCAATGTGCATAATGATGTGCGTCTTGAGTTACGCAATAGCGATTTAAAACGCCTTGCAGCGACTTTAACACGCGATTTAATCTATCCGCTCTATGTGCTCAATACGCATGGATTACGCGATGTTAGACGCATCCCGCGTTTGGAATTTGATGTGTCGGAATCGGAAGATATTAATCAATTTTCTGACGGCATTAATAAGCTGGTTGATATTGGCTTCCGTATTCCGACCCAATGGGCGCACGATAAGTTACAAATTCCGATGGCGGGCGAAAATGAAGCGGTACTGGAACGCAAAACGCAACCAAATTTTACCGCACTATCCGCACAAAATAAGCCAGGAATGGCGGTATTGTCGGTAAAACGCGATCACGAAGCTCTAGTCGATGAAATGGAACCGACTGCCGAGCAATATGAAGCGATTATGGATCCGTTATTGAAACCGGTGGTAGAAGCTTTGCAGCAAGGCGGTTATGAGTTTGCGCAAGAAAAAATAGCAACCCTATATGCGCAATTAAACGATAGTGAATTGGAGTCTATGATGACGAAAGCTATTTTTATTAGTGATTTATTGGGACGTTGCGATGCCAAATAATAGCGATTTGGATATGGGCTATTTGTTGCGCCTTGAGCCGAAAATGGCGGTGGATTATTTAAAATCGAAAGGCTACAAGATTACGTGGAACTGGCAAGAACAGCTCGACGCCGCGCACGCGAAGGCCTTTACAGTAGCGAAAGCGACTAAAATGGACGTGTTGGAAACCTTGCGCCAAGCCACGGAAAACGCGGTGCAAAGCGGGATGTCTGAGCGTGATTTTATTAAACAGCTTGAACCTCAATTACGCGCTTTAGGTTGGTGGGGTAAGCAGGAAGTGACCGACGAACTCGGACGAAAAACCGTGGTGCAATTAGGCAGTCCGCGCCGTTTGCGCACCATTTTACGCACCAATAAAATCACCGCTTACCACGCCGGACGCTATGCCGAGCAAATTGCCAACAGCGACGAACAACCCTATTGGCAGTATGTGGCGGTGCAAGATAGCCGCACGCGCCCAAGCCATATGGCATTACACGGCAAAGTGTATCGTTTTGATGATCCGATTTGGGATACCCTTTACCCGCCTAATGGCTGGGGCTGTCGCTGTCGTGTACGGGCATTGAGTTATTTTCAACTGAATAATTTAGGGCTTTCGGTGGATGAAAGTAGCGGGCGCTTGCAAGAAGAATGGGCATTAGCCGGCACAGATCCGCTAAGTGGTGAAGAAACGCATAGCAAAATTACGGTATTTAAAACCAATCAAGGCACAATTAAAACAGAGCCGGGTTGGAATTATAACGTGGGGCAAGCGGCGTTAGGCACAGATCGCGCGGTGATTCGTAAGTTGTTGCAGGTGCAAAACCGTGATTTGCGCCAACAGACTATTCAAGCCATTAACAATAGCGAAGCTCGGCATAAGGCGTTTGCGGATTGGGTGAAAGCGATGTTGTCGAAGGATAAGCACGACAATAAATATATGACGGTTGGAATAATTGGTTCAGATATTGCTGAAAAGGTGACTGAAATATCCAATGGAAATAAAACAACCGAGCAATTATTGGTGATGACTGAGCGGAATTTTACTCACGCTAATAGCCCTAAACATAGAGAAAAAGGAGTTGCATTATCCGAGGAGGATTTTGCGTCGCTGCCTCAAATCATTGCGCAACCTTTAGTGATTGTATGGGATAAAAAACACAATAACTTAATTTATGTGAATCAAGCTAAAACCATTAAAGTGGTTGCGGAGCTTTCACCACGCGACAAAAAGGTTAGATTTGAGCCCAAAGAAAAACTTGACGCCGTAATTAATACTTACAAGTTAGATTATGGTGATTTTGTTGGGAAAGTGAAAAAAGGCGATTATGTCATCATCAAAGGAAGTCTATAAATGGCGGCGGAAAGGAATCGAACCTATATACTCAGCACTTTTGTGCCTGATGCTTACCCTTAGCAAACGCACCGCCATTTATGAGATTGGTTCAATCTACGCCCGATGTGTGTAAAAGTCAAATTTTAAACGGAAAAAGATTATGCACCTTGATTTTAAATTCGATGCGAAAGCCATTCAGAATAAATTTCGTAAGTTGCAAGAAGCGGCGAAATCGGAGGGCTTAACTCGTAAGGTTGCCAATGTGTTATGGCAAGAAAGTGAACAGGCCTTTGATGAAGAGCGCACACCGGAAGGCGAGAAATGGGCAGCATTGCACCCGAAAACCAAGCAATCGAGAGAAAATCGCGGTTATGATGGCAAAATCTTACAGGTGCGCGGGGATTTGGTGGCGAGTTTAAACTTAGATTATGGCGACAGTTTCGCAATGATTGGCGCAGCAGAGCCTTATGGTCAATACCACCAAAGCGGCACAAAATCTATGCCTGCACGACCTTTCTTAGGATTGGGTCAGAGCGGTCAAAAAGAAATTCAACAAATTATTGCCGACCGCTTTAAAGATGTATTTTCTGATACATAGCAAAAAGCGCCATAAAATCGCCATAGACGCATTTTAAAAATTTATGGTAAAGTTTATCGAGTTAAAAAATTTAAACGCCCTTAAACGTATTTAAACGCCCCTTAAACGATTTTATAAAATCCTTTCTTGCTCAGGTGTATTTCTTTTTCAGAAATGCGCCTTTTTTATTCCTGATCTACCACAAACCCACAAAATCCCCTCCTTACATCATTATAGCGCCATGAACGCGAAGATGACCCCATTGGCGGTTTTGACCGCCCAACTTACCCCTACCCCAGACGGCTGGCAGCAACTGTTACCTAAAGGCGAGTTTCGCTCACGGGATGGTTCGCCTACCGATGTGGCGCATTGGTTTTTAGATGAAGCCATTGCGAGCCGCTTAATTGACTTGGTGCGCAATTTAAAACAAGACGTGCTCGTGGACTACGAACATGAGTCTTGGTTTAAGGCGAAACAGGGCAAGGAGGCGGGCGCTGTGTTGGCGGCAGGTTGGTTTAATGCTGATGAAATGCGTTGGTTTGATGATGAACAACGTCAAGGCTTATTTATTAAGCCGCGCTGGACACCGAAAGCCTACGAACACATTAAAAATGGGGAGTTCGCGTTTTTGAGTGCGGTGTTCCCTTACGATGAACAAGGCATACCGCTGGAAATCCGAATGGCGGCGTTGACCAATGATCCTGGTGTGACAGGCATGCAGCGGTTGGCGGTGCTTTCGGCAAATTTACCCACACAGGAGAACGGACGAATGGATCTGTTGAAACAGTTGTTGGCGAAACTCGGTATTGAGATTGCCGAAGGCGCGGAGCCGACAGATGAACAAACGCAACAAGCCAAAGATGCATTAGATGCCCTAATCAATGGCAAGAAAGACGCGGAAGAACAAGTGGCAACTTTGAGTGCGAAAGCCACTCAAGTGGATTTAAGTCAATATGTACCGAAAGCGACCTATGACGCAATGGCAAGTCAAGTGGCAGTGCTATCCGCGCAAAGTACGGAAACACAAATCGAACAGATGGTGACACAGGCGCGCAATGACGGTCGTGCGATGAAGGCGGAAGAAGATTACTTGAAAGCCTTCGGGAAACAACAAGGTTTAGCGGCGTTGTCGGCAATGTTAGATAGCCGTCCGAAAATTGCGGCGTTAAGTGCACAGCAAACCACACAGGTTACCGCGACAAAAGCAGAAAAAGGCACTGCCGTGTTAAGTGCTGCCGATAAAGAAGCAGCGAAATTATTGGGTATTTCTGAACAAGATTACGCAAAAGAACTGGAGGCGAAATAATGGCAAACGTAACCCCTGATTTAGTCAAAGCCCTGTTTGTCGGTTTTGGCAAAAACTTTAAAGACGGCTTGGCGAAAGCTCCAAGCCAATATACCGAAATCGCCACCGTGGTGAAATCAACCACTGCAAGCAACACTTATGCCTGGCTCGGTCAAATGCCTGGGCTAACCGAATGGATTGGTGATCGTACTCTCACCGCTATTCAAAGCCACGGCTATTCTATCGTCAATAAAAAATGGGCAAGCGGTGTAGAAATCCAACGCACCGACATTGAAGACGACAACGTTGGCGTGTATAGCCCGCTCATCGAAGAGCTTGGGCGTGCAGCAGGTGAAAAACCTGATGAGTTGGTCTTTGGTGCTTTAACCGCCGGCTTTAAAACCGCTTGCTACGACGGGCAATACTTCTTCGATACCGACCACCCTGTGGGGGCAAACGTGGACGGCACTAGCCCGAAATCGGTGAGCAACATTACCGATGACAGTACAGGCGTAACAGAAGCTAATGCGTGGTATCTCTTAGACTGTTCTCGCAGTTTAAAACCGATTCTCTACCAAGAACGCAAAGCCCCAACACCGGCACAGATTACCGATTCCACTGACGAAAAAGTCTTTATGAAAGACGTGTTCACTTACGGCGTGGATTCTCGCTCAAACGTAGGCTACGGTATGTGGCAAATGGCGCACGCCGTGAAAGGCAAGCTGACTGCGGAAAATCTTTGGAAAGCGATTGAAGCGATGCGTGCGGTGCGTGGTGATGGCGATAAACGCTTGGCAATTCGTCCAACGCACATTGTTGTTCCACCTTCTCTTGAGCAAGCAGCAACCAAGTTGCTTGAACGCGAATTGCGTGCCGAAGATGGCGCAGCAGTCGATAACGAGTTCAAACGCATGAACTTGAAATTGATTGTAGGCGACTACCTCTAAACTCACCGGTAAGCGGTCGATTTTAGCAAAACTTTTGCAAAACCGACCGCACTTTAAACCTAATTTAAAGAGGATTTAAATGCTATGGATAAGACATCTTGCGTGGTGGTTCAAAACCGCCTTAAAGACGGCTATCGCCGAGCTGGGCTTAGTTTGCACAAAGGTGACAATGTTTTTGAAAACCTTAGTGCGACGCAAATCGCGGCCCTTAAAGGCGATGCGCGTTTGGTGGTTAAAGAAATTACTGCGAACGACGCTGAAAAATCTGGCGAAGGGTTATCGGAAGACAATGCGAATCGTGACGAAGAAAAATCAATTCGTGAAGATCCATTACCAACCGATTTAAATACCTTAACCGTTGAACAGCTTAAAAATGCATTACGCGAGCGTGGCAGAACTTTTGACGGTAACGCCAAGAAAGCGGATTTAATCGCATTATTGAATGGTGCTGAATAATGTCTTACGCCACATTGGATGATCTGCGTAAACGTTACGGCGAAGCTGATTTATTGGATTTGGCCCAACAATCTGACGGCTCTTGGGATACTGTGAAAATCTACGAAGCGTTAGATGATGCGGCGCAAACCATTGATAGTTATTTAGCTGGGCGTTATACCCTGCCACTTACCAGTGTGCCCGCTGTATTGTCTCGGCATTGTTGTTATTTAGCTCGCTATTATCTCGAAAAAAACCGAGCCACAGAACAAGCTCGTCAAGATTATGAAGATAGCTTGCGTTTTTTAGAAAAAGTAGCAAGCGGAGCAATATCTCTTGGTTTGTCGGATAGCGGAGAAACAGTAGAAAGCGACAATACGGTGGTAATGGAATCCGGTGGCAGTGTATGGGCGCGTGAACGTGCGAAAGGGTTTATTTGATGAGTAGCATTATTGCGGCCACCTCCAATGCGCTGATTGCGCAAATTAAGCGGCTATGTGGCAACCACCTGAAAGAGGTGGAAGAACACCCCGGACAATGGGATGACAGCAGTGTGCGCCGTTTGGTGCGTAATCCGCCCGCAGTGTATGTGGCGTGGTTGGGACAAGTGCCGAATGAACGCCGAAATTGCGTAACAGCGCGTTGGGGCGTGTTTGTGGTTGCGAAGGTGCTTAACGGACAACGGCGTGATGCGGTAGGTATTTATCAGATCGTGGAACGATTAACCGCAGGACTGGACGGTGCACATATTGCCCCTAGCGATATGTTTGAACTACAAAGCGTGCAGAATTTGTGGAGTGATACCCAAAGTGGCATGGGCGTGGCGGTGTATGGGATGTATTTTAATGCGGTGCAACCGCTACCTTGTGCTATTGATGAAAGCAGTTTAGATGACTTTGTGGAGTATCACCATCAATTTAACCAATCACGTGATGACAATGTGATTGACGATAAGACCAATTAACCGTGATTTTACCAAAACAGGGAGACAATGATGAAAATTAAACCGAAAGCCGGCTTAATTATTCGTGACCCGGAGAGCTTTGAACAGCTTTCCGCAGAAGGGGAAGACAAACCGGAAACAGCATACTGGCTGAACCATTTAAAAGCCGGGGATGTGGAGCTTGTTAGTGACAAATCAGCAAGCAAGGCGAAAACAACCAAAGAGGACGCATAATGGCGATTTCATTTAATGGCATTCCGAACGCAATTCGAGTGCCTTTAGCCTATATCGAATTTGACAATAGCCGTGCCGTATCCGGTACGCCAGCAATGTTGCATAAAGTATTAATGCTCGGTCAAAAATTGGCGACAGGTTCGGCGATTGCCGGCCAAGCAGTACGTGTGCAAAATGAAGCTCAAGCAAAGGCTTTGTTTGGTCGAGGTTCTCAACTCGCCAATATGGTGCGTGTATTTAAAAAACACAATTCAATGTTGGATTTATGGGTTTTACCACTCGATGAAAAATCTAATGGTTCAAAAGCAACCGGTAAGGTTCAAGTGTTAGGTACTGCGAGTGGTACCGGTGTTTTAAATGTAATGATTGCCGGTCGACGTTATCAACAATCTGTCGCTATTGGTGATACTGCCGCCACACTCGCTGAAAAATTAAATAAATTGATTGCCGCTGATGGCGATACCGTGGTGGAAAGTGCGGTGGAAAATGATGCCATATCTTTAACTGCACGCTTTAAAGGTGAGTGCGGCAATGAGATTGATATTCGTGCCAATTACTACAGCGGCGAAAGTTACCCGGACGGCATTAGCCTTAAAATCACGCCGATGAGCGGTGGGTCGGTAAACCCAAGTATGACTGATGCCATTACCGGCTTTGGAGCGGAATGGTGGAATTATGTAGTGAATCCATTTACCGATACCGAAAGCCTTAATGCGTTACGCACAGAATTAGTCAACCGCTGGGGGCCGATGCAACAAATCGACGGCTTATGCTTTATGGCAAAAGGCGGCAGCCACGCGCAAGCCACGACCTTTGCGGAGCAACGCAACGATTATTTATTTACAGTGATGGCAACCAATAAATCTCCAGAACCTGCTTACGAATGGGCAGCGGCCTATTGTGCAGTGGCAGCGGGTTCGCTTGCGATTGATCCGGCACGTCCTGTGCAAACGCTGGTCATGGATATGCTGCCGCCTGCCATGTCAGACCGTTGGGATTTGCCGGCACGCAATACCTTGCTTTATAGCGGCGTGAGTACTTATACCGTGAATGCCAACAGCCAGCCACAATTGGAGACGGCGATCACAATGTATCGTAAAAATAGCTTTGGCGATATGGACGAAAGTTATCTTTATATTGAAACCATTGCAACCTTGAGTTATTTGCGCTACGCCATCCGCACCCGCATTACGCAGAAATATCCGCGCCATAAACTGGCGGATGACGGCATTCGTGTGGCACCGGGGCAAGCGATTGTGACACCAAAAGTGATCCGTGCCGAGCTGCTCGCGTTGTTTACCGAGCTGGAATACAAAGGCTTGGTGGAAAACTTTGATAACTTTAGCAAAACCTTGCTGGTTGAACGTGATGCCGACAATAAATGCCGTTTAAACGTGCTTTCCGGCGAAGATTTAGTAAATCAATTCCGTGTATATGCGCACGCGATTCAATATCGTTTATAGGGGAAATGAACAATGGGCAAACAATACCAAGGTCGCGCTTTCATCCGTATTGATGGTGCAGAATATCCAACAGGTGATGATGCATCGCTAGATGTTGGCGGGTTTACTCGTGAAACGGTAAAAGGGTCGCGGGTATACGGTTATCAAGAGACCGCTACTGAAGCCACCGTAGAATGTAAAGTGTTTAACTGTGCTGATATTGATATTTTCACTTTGAAAAATATGACTGATGGCACAGTAGAATTCGAGACCGATGTCGGACAAACCTATTTGTTGGCGGGGGCTTGGACTGTCGATGCAGTAACACTTTCGGCCAAAGGTGAGATTTCGCTGAAAATTGCCGCAGTAGAATGCAAGCGTGCATAAGGAGGCGTAAATGGAATTTCGTTTAAAAGATGGCTTAATGTTTGGTGATGAACCGCAGCTTGATGTGGAAACTCGTGAGCTGACTACTCAAGATTTAATTGAGGCGGAATGTGCGGCAGAACGTTTGTTGATGGATGCACAAGGTCAGCCGGTTCTGGTTGTTAGCCAAGTGTTATTTAACTATGAGCTGATTCGTCGCCAAATTAAACGCATTGGCAAAATTAACGGTCCGATTTCCTTAAAACAGCTTGGTTCGCTTTCCACGGCGGATATGGAAATCATTAATGCGATGCTTTCCGCCCAAGAAATTGCAAAAGCGACCGCACAAGGACTCGACCAACGGGGGCGCTTGGAAGCAACAGACGCGTAATTTTGAGAAAGCCTGTCTGTTGCTGGCAAAACATTATCAATGCACCCCTTTGTGGGTGCTTTCTCAACCCATTCTTTCCTTGCCGCGTTTAATTAGTTACATCAATACATCCACTTAGAGGGCTTTATGTCAGCTTCCGGCAATTCCACATCATTTTATATTAATTTAGCAGGCAACCTGTCACAGCAAGCGTCTCGCTTTGGACGTGATATTGCCCAATTTTCCAATCAATCCGGCTCAAAGCTATCTGCATTATCAATACGAATCAAAGCAACAAATGCACATTTTAAAACATTAGGTGCGGGCATTGGTGCTATATCAAATAAAATCAACGGCATGGGCAATATGACCATCCCGATTTTAGGTGTAGGTGCAGCCGCTGGTGCGGCGACAGTAGGTAAATCAATGTTACGCACTGCCGCAGATTTTGAAATGGCAGACATTCGGATGAAACAAACCTTTGGCGACCAAGGGGACGCAGCTAATAAATGGTTGCAAAAATTCGCCACGGATACGCCGATGGCCTTTGCCGATACGCAACAAGCGATGATGCGCCTGAAAACGGCTGGTATTGATCCGATGAATGGCTCGTTGCAAGCCCTTGTGGACTATAACGCGAAAGTAGGTGGCGATGCGGAAAACTTAAACGGTTATATTTCAGCCATCAGTAAGGGCTTTATTAAAGGCAAGCTCTCAATGGAAGAAATCAATCCGTTGTTAGAGCGTAATGTGAAAGTCTTTGAGTTGCTGGCGCAAGAAACTGGGGGCAAATACACCGCCGACCAAATGCAGAAAATGCTGCAAGAAGGCAAGCTCGGACGTAAAGCCATTGCTGCGCTTTTACGCGCCATGGGGCGTGATGCCAAAGGTGCGGCAAAAGAACAGATGAAAACCTGGGACGGCTTAGTCTCTAACCTTGAAGATACTTGGACGTCAATGCAGGCGCGTTTTATGGATCATGGTGCCTTTGACTCATTAAAAAAAGAAATGGGGGTTTTCTTAGATTGGCTGAACGAAAAAATTGATGACGGTACGTTAGACGAATTTGCCAAAACCGTTAGTGATGTCTTAGTGCAGGCCCTACAGGATTTAAAATCTACCGCAACAGAAATTAAGCCAGTGTTAGACAATATCGGATCGGTAATGGGGTGGATTACTGAGAAAGCTGGGGGATATGGCAATATCGCCAAATTTGCAGCAGCCCTTTACGGGGCCAATAAGCTTGCGAGAATAGGCCTATCAGTAGGACAGAGCGGATATAGTATGGGACAAGGTGTTGCGGGCGCTGGGCGGGCAACATGGGGTGTTGGGAGAGCCTTATTAGGTCGTCGAGGACAAGGTGGGGGCGTGGCATCTGGTGTTGCTGGAGCACTCGGGGCTGCAAGTGGCGTGCAATCTGTATTTGTAGTAAACATGCCTGCCTCTTTCGGGGGGATGGATATGGGAGGTAAACGCGGTAAGAAAATCCGGGGAAGTAAAAAAATGCGTGGGTCCAAGATGTCTTCCTTGAAAGCCGTACCGCCATCCGTTATGCCGAAAGCCTCAGCTAGTGTTGGGACTAGCCTGGCATCGGGAGTTAAACAAGCGACTAATACTTTAAAAAATACGGCTACGACCGTTGCTAAAAGTACTGCTAATGTTGCGAAATCGGCTACAGCCGCGGTGACCAAAACTGCAGCCAAAGCTGTGCCGCTACTCAGTGCGGGGTTAGCTGTAGCCGAAGGCGCAGCAGTATTGATGGATGAGGACGCCACAACTCGTGAAAAAAGTGAGTCCATCGGCTCAATTGCCGGGGCTACTGCAGGGGCATTTATTGGTCAAGCCTTGATACCTATTCCGGTTGTTGGAGCGGCGATAGGAGGATTTCTTGGCGAAACGATTGGGAGTTGGCTTGGTGATAAGGTCGGCGAACAAATTGAAGATAAGCCCGCTCAGGCTGAGCCATCTGCACAACAGATCGCTACCTCAGTACAAAATGTTGGGTTATCTGTAGGGAATTTTGTGGGTAGTGAAATTGGGGAAAAATTGGCCGGAATCAATCCGGTTGATACTAAACTTAGTGGGCAAATTGAAGTGAAAGTAAAACCTACTGACGGTTTAATCGCATCTGTATCTCAGGCCAATATTAAAACTAATCAACAGCAAGATAATCTCGGATTAAAAGTATCTATGGGATATAGCGGCCAATCGTTATATGGCGGAGCGTAAATATGAGCAAAATGCGTCAAAAGACAGGCAAAGGTTCATTTCGTGGTGTACCTTTCCTTATTGCAGATGAGCAAAGTATGGATGGTGGCCGTCGCCTAGTTCGACATGAATACCCTTTACGTGATGATGGGATGACGGAAGATTTAGGCTTGCGCCTGCGCAATTATCACATCAGCTGCTTGGTGATTGGTGATGACCACGTAAAACAGGTGGAAAAACTGATTGAGGCGCTAGAGAAACCTGGTGCGGGGACATTGCGACATCCTTATATCGGCACAAAAGAGGTGTATGTAGATGATTACAAGGCGGTATTTTCAACGAATCATTTACGAGTGACTCGCTTTGATATTAGTTTTACTCCTGAAATCAATGAAATCGCGCCATTAGTACAAAAAGATACGCTACTGGGCGTGTTGAATCAATATGCAGATGCTTTAAATGCCTTAGCGGATGAATTTGCCGATATGATTGATAGCGCTTTGGATTTCATTGATGAACTCACTGCACCGATTTTTAATTTAGTGGATTCCTTTATTGGCTTAATTGAAACTGTGTTTGACGGGATTGGTGCAGTGTTAGCCGAGGGAAGCGAATTTAAAAACCGCGTAATGGGCTTTAAAAATCGTTTAAGTACACTGATTCGCACGCCGCACTTATTTGCGAAAGAATTACAGGCGTTGGTTCAATTTGGGGCGCAAGGCGTGGCAGCCGGTACATCGAACAGTTCAAGCGGTTATTACGGCGGATTACAGGTAACAATGGTAACGCCAGCTTCTCATTCGCTAAAAAGTGCGGTGGCAACGCAACGTGTTTTTGTGCAAATGACGGCACTGAATGAAGCGATGAACCAAGCCAAAACCAAATTGCAACAACGTCAGCCAGAAATGCCAAAATCCGTGTTGGAAAGTCTGCGTGACGGTAAGACAAATCAACAATCTATTCATAAGACCTTGTCGCGTAATGTGATGGCGCAATATGGTGTGATTAATGTGCTGAACGTACTGCAAGCTAAATCGCAGTTTGTGTTCTTGCGTTTAATGCAAACCACGCTTGCGGTGGAATATGGCAAAGCCATTGCGCAAGCCATTACCACACGTACAACGGGTGCTCCTTCAGCGATTGAAAGCCGTGCCGATGTGCAGCGTTATTTGCACGATATTGATGAGCAACTTGAGCAGGTGATTTTTGATTGTGCCGATCACGAGCAATGGCAAAGCTATGAAGCGTTAGAGCAATTCCGATTAGCATTATTGTTGGATTTACGCACACGCGGTGAGCAGTTGGCTGAAAGCAAAATGATTTCCTTAACAGATACGCAACCTGCATTGGTGGTGACTTTTAACGCAACAGGCAAAGTCAAAGACTGGGAACGCGTAGTGCGACGCAATCAGATTCGCCATCCGTTGTTTTGTTTAGGCGGTTCGCAAGTGGAGGTATTGGCATGAGTGAGGTTATCGAACAACCTGAGATTAAGCTTTACTTAAATGGGTTGATTTTTACTGGTTGGAAATCGCTTTCCATTACCCGTTCATTGGAAGCAATGAGCGGACGATTTGAACTAGGAATTGCAGTGCGTGCGGAAGATGACGTTTCTGTGTTGAAAGTCGGTGCTGCATTGATGTTGGAGATAAACGGCGAGAGGGCGATTACTGGCTACTTAGATGAACTCAATCAAAGTATCAGTGGTGAGGACAAATCAGTGCGTATTAGCGGACGAGATAAAACCGCCGATTTGGTGGATTGTTCGGTGATTCACAACAGCTACCACTTCAAAAATCAAAATCTGCAAGAAATTGCCCGCACTTTATGCATGCCGTTTGGCATTGATGTGGTGTGGGCAGTACAAAGCCAAGATGCAGCGGAAAAAATCCCAGTGTGGCAAGTGGAGCCGGGCGAAACGGTGTTTGATACCTTAACCAAAGCTGCTCGACACAAAGGCGTGTTGGTCACGTCTGACGTGAATGGCAATTTGGTGTTTACCGAACCAAGCACGGAGCCGGTGGGCGAATTGATTTTAGGGAAAAATCTTTTAGAACTGGAATTGACCGACAGTTGGGCAAATCGCTTTAGCCAGTATCGTGTAATTGGCGATGCCGAGCAAGGCGGCGAAAAAGGGAGCAACTCCAAAGGCAAGAAAGAAAAAGGCGGTGCGGCGGAAGATCCGGATATTTATTCTGGATCTAAAGGAGAAAAACAATGAGTGCAAGCGGTTTAAAAGTCGAAGTCACCGATTCTGATATTACGCGCTATCGCCCGATGGTGATTATCGCTGATGATAATATGACAGGGGCGAGCGGTTATCAACGGGCAATATGGGAACTTAAACGCAATAAGGCAGAAGCGCAAAAAGCCACGGTGACGGTGCAAGGCTGGCAAAAGCCGGATGGTTCCTTATGGTTGCCCAATGAAATTGTGATGCTTACCGCCCCGGAACTGGGTTTTGAACGCCAAGCACGCTTAATTGTGGAAGTGAATTTTACCCTTGATGGCAACGGCACGCGCACGCTGCTTACCTTAATGCATCGTGATGCCTTTGATGAGCCGGCAGAATCATTAGATGAAGCGCAGAAAGGCAAAAGCAAAGCGAAGAAAAAGGCGAAAAAATCCGGCAAAGATAATGCTAAAGAATTTACCGATTTCCAGGAATAGTTTATGGACGGTTTAAATAAGGTTTTAGCCCCGCTTAAACGCGGTTTAAAGTCGCTGATTTCACGTGCGGTGGTGTCGATTGTGACGGATTCTTTCAGCCGACAAAATCTACAAGTACGACTGCAAGCCGATGAAGTGGTGGATGATGTAGAGCGTTTTCAAAATTACGGGCATTCCTCCGTGCCGTTGGGCGGTGAAGCCATTGTGCTTTCCGTCGGTGGCAAGCGGTCGCATTTAGTCGCCATTGTGGTGGAAGACAAAGACGTGCGTCCGACAGGATTAAAGCCCGGCGATTCTGTGCTGTATCACGCCGAAGGGCATCAGCTGTTATTAACGGAAAGTGGCGAAGCCATTCTGACCTGTAAAAAATTCACAGTGAATGCTGATGAGATTAACTTTGACGCTCCACAAACGCAATTTAGCGGTGATGTAACTATTATGGGAACATCAACAGCAACAGATCACCTTTCAGATGGTAAGAGTGGTGCAAACCACGACCACGAAAAAGGCGTGGGTAAACCGGTGTAAAAGCAATGTCAGATTTAAGTATTGTGTGGCAAGACGGCGAAGGCGATGTGGTTTCGTTGGATTCTGCTTTCTTGATAGATGACGGCTTAACCAATGCCATTGTGATTAGCCTATTCTCCGATGCCCGTGTAGATAATCAACGCGGCTGGTGGGGCAATGATTTTGGTCAAAATCAATCCGGACAAGTGGAAATGGGCTCACGCCTGTGGACACTAGCCCGTTCTAAGCAACTTACCGATGTGCTCGATGACGCGCAAGCCTACGCAGAAACCGCGCTTCAATGGTTGATTGATGATGGTCACGCGTTGGCTATTGATGTGACGGCAAGCAATCCTGAACAGGCCGTGCTGTTGTTAAGCGTTGTGGTGACGTTGCCCAATGGGCAAACGGAACAACGTACGTTTTCAGCAGTATGGAGCCTGTAATGCCTTATCAATCCCCTACACTTTCTCAACTTGTCAATCAGGGCGAGCAGCAATTTTTAAGCCGATTTCCGGATGTGAAACGCCATTCGGTGGTGTCGGTGTTAAATCGTATCAATGCGGCATTAAGTGCCGGTGAGCATCAACATCTTGACTGGTTAGCCCGCCAAATTATCCCTACCACCGCGGACGAAGATTACTTATTGGAATATTGCGCCTATAAAGGTATTTATCGTAAAGCGGCAAGTGCGGCACAAGGCGTGATTCGTATTGAAGCCGTTAGTGTGGCTGAAATTGCCGAAGGTACCTCGTGGCGCGATGGGCGTTCCGGTCTCACCTTTGCTGCAGTGCAAACCACGTCGGTGCAAGCCGGTTCCGCCGAAATTGCAGTGCAATGCACGGAAAGCGGCAGCCAAGGCAATATTGGCGCACAAACCCAACTTGCTTTAATGAATGCTATTTTAGGCGTAAAACCCCAAGCCACCGTGTTGCAAATGAGCGGAGGCACAGAAATCGAATCCCTTTCTGCCTTATTAAGCCGTTTAATTCAACGCGTACAGTATCCGCCCGCAGGCGGTGCTCCGCATGATTATGTGCGTTGGGCGTTGGAAGTGAACGGCATTACACGTGCGTGGTGTTTTCCGCGTTATTACGGTGGCGGCACGACGGGCGTGGCGATTGTGTTAGACAATCAGACAGATATTTTACCTACCACTCAGGATTGCGAGCGAGTGAAAGCCTATATCAGTGGACACAAGAACACAGTAACGGGACTTTGGGAAGGTATGCCGGCTGGCAATGAGTTGTTTGTGTTTGCACCTAAAGTAAAAAAACTTGATTTGACAATTCGCTTGGTGCCTGCAACAGAAATAATGAAAGAGGCGGTGAAATCCGCGCTTGTGTCATTATTTCAGGCCTTGCCTCCTGGTGGTTTACTTTATTTGTCGCATCTACGAGCGACTGTATCGAATGTGATCGGCGAGATGGATAACAGTATTTTATCGTTACAAGCCGACGTCCAACTTGATAAAGATCAGATACTTGTGTTAGGGGATATTACATGGCAAGCCTAACAACCGCTATGTATCTTGATGCAGCATTAAAGCTGCTACCGGTTGGTTTAGCTTGGAATCGAGCCCCTGATGGCAATTTGGGCAAGATATTAGCAATTCGGGCCGAACAATTAAGTCGAGTGAACGATACGGCGCATCAACTCGTAAAAGAGCGCATGCTTAGCAATGCTTTTATTTTATTGGAGGACTGGGAAGCCTTTTATGGACTGCCAGAATGCACGGAAATCAACACCATTGAAGCACGCCGTGCGGCATTGATTGCCAAGGATAACGAAGTCGGCTCATTTAACAAGCACTATCTAGAAGAACAAGCTGCTCATAATGGCTATCACATTAGAGTCATAAGCCATTACCCACATCATTGTTTGCGTGATTGCATGCAACCACTCTATCCACAAGAGAATGCGTGGAAGGTCTTTATATACACAACAAGTCGCAATGTCCGAAATATGACATGTTTAGAGGACGTTACGAATGAGTTAGTGATGTTTGAGCGTTCGAAAGTGGAATGTTTTTTAAAACGGCTTTGTTATGCGCATTTGGAATTGGTTTTTATTTATGAGGAAGAACAATAATGTACGCATTAGATAATTCGTCCGGTGTTACGGTTATGCCACCGGTTAAGATTCAACAGTATCAACATGATGCTCCGCGTTGGTTTACCGAAGGTGGAAATGGCGTCGCACCGAGCTATCCAGGAGCGGACTGGTTCAATATTGTGCAGGCTGAATTGTTAGGTGTGCTTTCAGCCGCAAAAATAACCCCTGAAAAAAATGAATTAAATCAACTCGCATCTGCGATTAAGCAGATTATTTTAAACACTACTGGCGAATTAACATCACTTCGGGAAGTGTTTGTCGGCATTCCTATACCATATCCGCTATCTTCGGTGCCCGCAGGTTATCTGGCCATGAATGGACAGCGATTTGATACTCAACGTTATCCTAAATTGGCGCAAAAATATCCATCAGGACAGCTGCCTGACCTGCGCGGAGAATTTCTTCGTGGCTGGGATAATGGTCGTGGCGTTGATGCTGGCCGCGGTTTATTAAGCCAGCAATTCGGATCATTGCTAGTGCAGGAGGCGAATTATATAGTCAACAACGTTGTGTCACCATCAGGCAACACAGCCGAAAATCAAGGATGGGATAAAACTGATTCGGGTTTAAGTAATCGGATAAAAATGACGACAGCCGTCGCCGACAATCCGACGGCCAACTGGTACGCCGTGCCTGGTACTTACGCGACCGACGCACAGATACCTTATGTAGGCATGGCGCGGCCACGAAATATCACTTTTAACTATATCTGCTTGGCCGATTAAGGGGGATTTATGGCAGTAAAATTTAATGCCGAAGGCTTTGCCACCACTAGTGGTGAAATCACCGTCTATACCACGGATTATCAAGGGATTTACAGCCACGGCGCCATCGAATATGTGAGCGAAGGTGGAAGCCTTGCGGCAGGTAGCTATTTAGATGCTCCACCACCGGAAAAAGAAGGGTTTGTGGTTGTGCGAGCTGAAAATGGATGGAGTTATCAGGCCGATAACCGAGGAGTTTATTACCGCACGGATACCGGTGAAAAGGTGGAATATTTAAAACTTGGAGAGCTCCCTGAAAACTTAACCAAAATCGAACCACTTAGTTTGCCATGTAAATGGGATGGCGAAAAATGGGTTGTTGATACAACAAAACAAGCTGAGCTTTATGCTAATGCAGCAAGTCGATTGGTTGATGGTATCGACTCGAAGGCAGCAGAAATCTACAAGTATTGGACGCGTTTTGAGTCCGAATATCGCGAGCGCCAAGCGGCAGCAAACGCATTTAAATCCGCTGGCTATCAAGGCGAAGTAAGCCGTTATATTGCTGATTTTGCGCGCCATGCGGGAATCGACAATAAAACTGCAACGGACTTGATTTTAGTGCAGGCAGAAGGGCTTGAGAAGCTGCAGATGGAACTCGCGAATCAACGGATGCGTAAGTATGAAATTAAAACGCCGAATTTAACGCTGGATCAAATGCAAGCAATCTATGACGACATTATTTCAACCATGGATAAACTTTTGGAGGCATACAAAAATGGCTAACCGTATTTATCTTGCTTTTTATAAGCATAAACGCAGCTTTCTGAAAGAGCCATTAAAAGCCGTAGCTGATGCAGTAACGAGATTTTTCACAAAAGGTAAATACTCCCATTGCGAGCTAACGGTCGAGCGAATGGAATTCACTCAAGGCAATCATTACGAGAACGAAACTGTGTTTGATTGCTATTCTGCATCTGTACAAGACGGCGGTGTGCGCTGTAAGCAAATTGACGTGTCAGACCAATCTAAATGGGATTTGTTGGCCATTGATGGTGTAACCGAGGAACAAATTAAAGCGTATTTTGCAAAAACTGTCGGACATACCTATGACTGGTGGGGCGCATTGGGCGTGGTCTTAGGTATTAAACAAAAACGGAGTAAGTATTTCTGTTCGGAATGGTGCTTTAACGCAATTTATAACAGTGATGAAGGTTGGCGTTTTAGCCCAAACCAACTTGCAGCGATGGTGAAAAATGGATAAAACAACGATTAACCTTTACCGTGGTGATGACGAGGCATGCACTGTTCGACTGTTTGAAAAACTGCCGGATAAAACATTAAAGCCGCTCGATTTAAGTGATGTGGCGCGCTTTGATTTATGGGCGAAAGTCAGAGGCAAAGCCGTGCTAACGCTATCATCCACAACAGGTGAAATTGAAGTTGTAGATGCCCAAGGCGGTGTTATCAAGCTTAATATTAGCCACAACTTAACCAAGGAGGCAACATGGTCACAAGCCGGTTACGATTTGCAAACTGTATCTCATAGCGGACGAATAAAAACGCCAATCCGCAATGGGAGAATTAACTTGCAGTTTGATTATACTCCAGTGCCGGGTGACTAAGATGTGTGAAATTATAGCAATCATCGAACCACCACAAGAGATTGTTGCAGTGGTTGAGGCGACAACAGAAGTAACATCGCTAAATGAAATCGAATTATTAAAAATTTACGAACAGGGAAAGGAGGATTTTTATCATGGCAAAAACACCAACTAAAGACGACCAACCATTTATTTATCAACTAGGGAAAGATATCGCTAGACTAGGGTTTGAAATTGAAAAGCTTAAAAATAAGTCTGTGAAAGCGGTACGAATTGTCGTGCCAGCAAAACCAGAAAAATATCAACAATATTGGCTTAAAGCAGTAATTAACTTACCGCCTGAGTGTCAAAATGCAATTTGCATAAAATCAAAAAACGGCGAAGTCAGTCTCGTTAAAACTGAAGAAACTCTATCTGTTTACGCTGAGTATAACGTAAGCGAGTTTTATCTAGCTCCTATCTACAGGCTTGAGGCTGATACAATTACCGCAGTACTTGACCAGCAACAGATAAATGACATTAATGATGCACAAGAGCGCGAAGAACGTGAACGCAAAGAGCAACAAGAGCGCGATAAACACATTTATAAATATCTCGCAAAATGGCTCACGGACAATTACCTTGAAAGCGTTAGAGCTAAAGCAGGCACAACCCGCGACTATGAACTCATGGGCATCAAAGTTTATGTAAATAAAAACGGGTTAAAAGCATTGCTTGACAAACCATTTGAACGAAACAGCAATATGCCTACGCTGGCTATTGATGAGTCAACCTATGCTGACGCTAAAGAGGCTATGTTAACCGAGAAAGCTCGCATTGACCGTGGCGAGGTTGATTTGAGTATAGCGAGTGATTTCAACGTGGTGGATTACCGTTACATTGACGATATGCTTTAATAATAAAGTGCGGTCAATTTTGGCCGCATTTTGTTGCTAGTTTATAAGGTATAATAATGACAAACAAACAAACAAACAAACAAACAAACAAACAAACAAACAAACAAACAAACGGAGCGTACTATGTATAAACAAGCACCGCTACCGTTCGTCGGACAAAAGCGCCAATTTTTAAAACACTTTGAAGTCGTACTGAACGAAAACATCCCCGGGGATGGTGACGACTGGACGATTATCGATACATTTGGCGGGAGCGGTTTACTAAGCCACGCTGCTAAACAACTCAAGCCTAAAGCACGTGTAATTTATAACGACTTTGATGGGTATGCAGAGCGCATTAAACATATCGACGACATTAACCGCTTGCGTGCGCAAATTGCCGCGTTGTTAGTTGATATCCCACGTCAAAAGCGCATCACCGACAAAGCGCTCAAGGCACAGATTATTGACACAATCAAAGCGTTTGACGGTTATATTGACCTCGCTACGCTAACAAGTTGGCTGTTGTTTTCAGGACAACAGGTTGGCACATTTGAGGAGTTGTTTGCCAAGGATTTTTGGCACTGCATACGCCAGTCAGACTATCCATCTGCAGACGGTTATTTGGATGGGATAGAGGTGGTTTCTGAGTCGTTTCACACGTTACTACCACGCTTTAGTGCCGACCAACAGGCGGTATTTGTTTTAGACCCACCTTACCTATGCACCAGACAAGAGAGTTACAAACAGGCTCATTACTTTGATTTAATCGACTTCTTGCGATTAGTCAACATCACTCGGCCACCGTATATCTTCTTCTCGTCCACTAAGAGCGAGTTTGTGCGGTTTATTGAGTACATGGTCGAAGACAAGGTTGATAATTGGGAGGCTTTCTACAACTCCGAGCGCGTAGTTGTTAAGGCTTCAGCAAGTTATTCCGGGAAGTATGAAGATAACATGGTTTATAAGTTTTAAGACTTAAAATTTAAACGCCCTTTAATGATGATTTAAAGGGCGTTTTTGTATCTCAAATTTAATGATTTTTAACCGCTTAAAATGGGATATTGCTAAAAAATCAAAATTCTCACTTTTAGCGGTCACGTTTCTCAAAATTCGCGAACGGCTACACCAAGCGTAGAACAAAAACTGATTGAAAAAGTATTGTTAAGTTCAAACTTCTTGCAATGGATTAACGTGGTTCGTGATCCATTAATGGAAGCAGAATTAGTCGGTTTAGAAGTGGCTTCTGCGATTGCAAGCACCACAGACACCAACACCAAAGAGCGCGAAACAAAAGACATTTCAAAAATGACCGGTCGCAAATATAAATGCGAACAAGTCAACTTTGACACGCATATTCCATGGCCAAAACTCGACCAATGGGCAAAACACCCTGACTTCCAGAAAAAACTGGCGAATTTAACGCAAAAAACTATCGCCTTGAACCTCATTATGATGGGGCTAAACGGCACAAGTCGCAGTGAAACCTCCGATTTGTCTTCAAATCCGAAACTGCAAGACGTGAAAAAAGGTTGGTTACAACAAATGCGTGAAGATATGCCGTCTCATGTGATGAACGGTGCAAGTACACAAAACAAAATCAAAGTGGGTAAAGGTCAAGCCAAAGACCACGGCTATGAAAACATTGATGCCTTAGTGCTTGATGCCGTCAACACCTTAATTGATGAAGTTTATGCCGATGACACTGAATTAGTGGTGATCTGCGGTCGTGAAATCTTAAACGATAAATACTTCAACATCGTTAACACGGATTTAAAACCGACGGATGACCTTGCAAGCCAAGTGATCATCTCACAAAAACAAATCGGTGGCTTAAAAGCGATTCGCGTGCCGTTCTTCCCGAAAAATTCAATCCTGATCACCCGATTGGATAATTTATCCATCTACATTCAGGAAGGCTCAATGCGCCGTTTCATTAAGAACAATCCGAAACGCAACCGCGTAGAAGATTACTTGTCGCAAAACATCGACTACAAAGTCGAAGAATACGGTTGCGCGGCATTAATCGAAAACATCACTTTCGAAGATAAAGAATAATGGCTGAACGTCTCTCACCCGCACAAATCCATCTTCGCACCATTTCCGCTGCCGTGGCTCATGCAGCGAAAACCGAAGATCTAAGCGAATTCACCGAATATGAAAAAATGTGCCGTTTGCTTGCGCGTCACCGCAAAGATTTAAAACAAATCCAATCGACGGAACGCAAAGCGGCATATAAAAAACAAATTTTGGTGGATTACCTGCCATGGATTGAAGGTGCATTATCTGCCGGCACCGGCAAACAAGACAATGTCCTGATGACATGGTGCGTGTGGGCGATTGACTGTGGCGAATATCACCTTGCGTTACAAATTGCCGATTATGCCGTCTTTCATGATTTACGCTTGCCCGAGCCATTTACCCGAACTCTTGGCACTATGTTGACAGAAGAATTTGCCGACCAAGCCAAAGCGGCGGCAGCGGCAAATCAACCTTTCGAAGTGGCTTATTTGGAACAAGTGCAACGCATCACTGCCGATTGTGATATGCCGGATGAAAGCCGAGCCCGATTATTGCGTGAATTAGGCTTGCTTTTAACCGACAAAAACCCGGAACAGGCACTGGCATATTTAGAACGCGCCTTGGGCTTAAATCAGTCCATCGGTGTGAAAGGCGATATTAAAAAACTACGTAAACAATTAAACAAATCCGATGAATAAGCGGTTTTGAAACTGAGCAAATCACGCAGCCGCGGGGCGGATTAAAAGTGCGGTCGAAATTCCTAGAATTTTTAACCGCACATCATTAATCCTCACCCCGCTTTTTTTATAGGTGTTTTTTATGTCAGACGGATCTATCTCTATCAAACTCGCCCCAGATTACGAAATGGGGGCGGTACAAAAACAAGTTGAAGACTATGGGCAAGGAGAAGGCCTTGTACTGAACGACCTTTTTTTCCCGTCGCTTAAAATCTCTGATTTTCGCAATCAGGCACGTTTGGACGGCACAGTCACAACGGCTCGCTTAAAAGAAGCCTTAATTGAAGCTATCGCCGCGGTCAATGACGAATTGGAGGAATTCAAACAGCGCAGCACATCCGAAGCCTTTGCCGACATTCCTTGCCAAAAAATCAACAACGAAAGCGTGTTGGTCTATCGCTACCGCCGTGCCGTCACCTGCTTGGCATTGGCAAACCTTTATGAACGCTACACAAGCTACGACACCACCAATGACGGCGAGAAAAAGGCAGAACTGCTCAAAGATAGCATTGACCAATTGCGCCGTGATGCCCGCTTTGCCATTAGTGACATACTCAAACGCCCGAGAGTCGATGCGGAGCTAATCTAATGGAAGTTTACGCTCAACAAAACGACAACTTAGATGCAATCCTGTATCGCTATTTCGGGCATAGCGAAGGTTTGCTTGAAATCGCCTGCGAACTGAATCCGCACTTAATGGATAAAGCCATTATTCCTATTGGTACAGAAGTGATCTTGCCGGAACCTGACACCGAAAAAATCAGCGTGGCCCAAGACACTATTCAACTTTGGAGCTGATATGCACGACACGCCAACGAAAGCGTCTTACACATCAGGAATTTTAGCCTTTTTTATTGGACGCATTGCGGATATGTTTTCAAATGTAAATTGGGCGGACGTCGCCTCAATCACCGGTATTGTGATCGGTGTCGCCACATTTCTGGTGAATTGGTATTACAAGAAAAAAGATTTTGAATTAAAAGAAAAAGAACTTGAACAACGGAGCCATCACCATGATTAAACGATCAGCAAAATACGTCTGCGCCGTCACGGCTGTTGTTGGGCTTATGATTGCCACACATGGAAATGAAATTAGAACATCAGAAAAGGGCTTGCTGCTGATTGGTAATGCAGAAGGTTGCATGCAAAAGCCTTATCAATGTCCCGCTGATGTTTTAACAGTCGGCATTGGCACAACGGATGCCGTTGAAAAAATTGACCGAAATAAAATTTACACCTTGCAAGAAGTTGCCGAATTATACACGAAAGGCATTAAGCAAGCCGAAAAGTGCGTGAATACCTATGCCAACGGTCAAGCCATGCCACAAGGGGGATTTGATGCCTTATCAGCCATTACATTCAACGTTGGATGTGGTCGCCTAAAAAACAGCACGCTTTTTAAAATGGCACGGAAAGGATACAGCAAAGCCATGTGCAGTCAATTTGAACGATGGATTTATGCAAACGGCATCCCACTGAAAGGTTTAATTGAAAGACGACAAAAGGAGAAAGCATTGTGTTTGGATTCTTAACAAAAAAAGAAAAATACATTTTATTGGTTGGCCCGCTCATGCTTGTGGCAATTATTCTGTTTCAAGGGTGGCAAGCCAACCACTGGCGAGCTGAAGCAGTAAAAGAAGAACAATTAAAACAACAATGGGAAGCATCTTACGTTGCCTTAAATGAAAGCGTAGATAAATTCAATGAGCAACAAAAAGCACTCACGGAAGCCGTTAATCAATTAAAAATCTCTCAAACCAAGCAAACACAGGATTTAAAAAATGCACTTAAAAAACACCAAGATTGGGCTGACACTTTTATCCCTGATGATGTTAGCGGCGTGTTCAACCACACCAAAAATCATTAAACAGCCAATTCTATGTCCGCAAGTCGCTGAATGTGCGCCTTTCACCGTCACAATTAAAACAAACGGCGATTTGGCGAACGCCTATCTACAAAGCCAACAAAAGCTAAGTGTATGCATTGTTGAAAATCAAGCATTAAAAAAATGCATTGATGAATTTAATCAGCAGGAAAAACAATGACAGATCAATTTGACCGTGCGCAAGAACTCGAACAAATGACACGTGATATTGCGTTACAAAAACACTGCACTTTTAAAGCAGTAAGTCGCCTTTATTGTGAAGATTGTGACACTCCAATCCCTGAAAAACGCCGCCAATTAATTCAAGGCGTAACCCGTTGCGTGGATTGTCAGCAAAAATATGAAATGCAACAACGGAATTTCAGAAAATGAAAAAGCCAAACCAACTGCGCAAAATCCTTGAGCAAAGTCACCAAGACTTTGTTAAAAATCCTGACCGCTTACAGCTTTATGTTGACGGCGGTCAAGTTGTTGCGACAGGCCGCACATCACTGAGTTTTGAGTATCGTTACACGCTAAACATCATCATCACCGATTTTGCCTTTGATATTGCAAGCCTAATCGTGCCGATTAATGCGTACTTACGAAAAAACCAACCTGAACTATTCGAAAATCCGCAACGCCGTGAGAACGCCTTTAAATTCCAAATGGATTACAACAATAACAACACGGCGGATGTGTCTATTGAAATCCAACTTACCGAACGAGTTGTGGCAAAACAAGTGGGCGAAAACGTGCAGATGACTTACGCCACAGAACCAACCGCACCGGAATGGGAACAGTTAGGAAAAGTGAAAGTGTATCTAGGCGAAATTGAAGAAAATAATCTAATTTTTAAAGGTGGGAATAATGGCTAGTGTGGAAGAAATCCAAGCAAAACTGACCGCACTTATTAATAATCTCTCACCGCAATCCCGCCGCCAGTTAGCACGCAACATTGGGCAAGCTTTACGAAAAAATCAACAGGCACGCATCGCACGTCAAGAAAACCCAGACGGAACAGCATTTGAGCCGAGAAAACCAAGAAAAGAATTTGGCAAAAAGAAAGGGAGAATTAAACAAAAAGCCATGTTTGCGAAGTTGAGAACGGCAAGATATTTCAAAATTCAGAGTAATGCCAATGAAGTGTCGGTTGGGTTTAATGGGTCAAGCGCCACAATTGCAAACGTGCATCAATACGGCTTACAAGGCACGGTGAATAAAAACAAAGGTATCAAGGTGCAATATGCCCAGCGTGAATTGCTAGGCTTTTCGGAAAGTGATGTGGAATTGATTGAAAACTTAATTATTGAGCAACTAAGTCTTTAGATTTTGATTTGATGTGCTTGCGAATAATGTGCGCCCAATAGCAATAGACTACGAGTGCAGCCATGCCAAGGAAGAAGTTGATTTCGACAAGCCAAAGCACGGAGCCAAGCATCAACATATAAAGAAATAACAGAGGAGCGGCAATAATGCCGGAAACAACCCAAGGCAATGCAATAAAACCAAAACCAACAGCGAGACCCAATAAGCCCACTGCGAGAATAAATAAAGAAAGTATTGCGATCATATTCCCTCCTTTTGTTTGGTTAATTATTAAGCCAAGAAAAGAACCTTGTCAATAAAAGCGAGTAATTAAGAATGAATAATTTACAACTCACTGTTTTATTAAATGCCATTGATAAAATTTCAGCCCCCTTGCGCAATGCAAATAAGCAAGTGTCTGCGCTTTCTCAAAAGCTAAAAGAAAACAAGGCTATTCGCGCACAATTAACAAAACAAGATAAAGAAACAGAATCGGCTATCAAAAAATATGCAACAACACTCAACCCTTTAAAAAATAGATTGAGTGCGGTAAATCAAGAACTCGCGCAAGCTCAACAAAAATCTAAACATTATGCGCAACAGCTTGCTGCGGCTAAAAATCCAACAAATGAATTTCGTGCTAAGGTCTTGAATGCCCAACAAGCAGTAAAAAAACTCAAAGATGAACAAGCGCAAGCTGCACTCAAATTGCGCCAAGCACGCCAAGAATTAAACGCCTCAGGGTTGTCAGCAAAAACACTCGCCCAGCGACAAGACGCACTCAAAAGCAAATTAAAAGGCGCAAATCAACAGATTAGACAGCAAGAAGCGGCATTGACTAAACTTAATGCTAAACAAGCTGCTTACAATCGTTATCGAGGGCAAGTCGAAACATTAAAAGACATCAGTGGAAAAGCGCAAATGGTTGGGGCGCAAGCATCAGCGGCAGGTGCAACCATCACAGCGCCTCTTGCAAAATCCGTAAGTGATTTTATGAACTTCGAAGATGCCATGGTGGGAGTGGCAAGACAAGTACAAGGATTAAAAGATAATACCGGAAAATTCACGCCTGAATTTGACGAATGGAAAAATAAAATTCAAGCCCTATCCACGGAATTGCCACTAACTACCGTCGAAATCGCAAATATGATTGAATCAGCAGCTCGGATGGATGTACCAAAAGAACAGCTAGAAGAGTTCGTGCGATTAAATACACAAATGGCAACGGCCTTCGATGCGGCAAATCCTGATGAACTTACTGAAAACTTTGGTAAGGTGAGTAAAAACTGGAATTTATCTATCCAAGACTCAAAAGAATTGGCTGATTCGATTAACTATCTTGATGACAATGCTATTTCGAAAGGTGATGCCATTATTGGTTTTATGAATCGCCTAGGCGGCATTAGTGCGGTAGCAAAAATTACCGATAAAAATGTTGCCGCACTTGGTTCTACTCTTATGACGTTTGGTTCCGATGAAAGTTCAGCAGCAAATGCGGTCAGCTCCACATTTAGCCGACTTTCTCGAGCGACAACCATGAAGCCGGTAAAAAGAGGATTAAAGGCATTAGGGCTAGATTCAAGCAAAATTCAAAAAGGTATGGTAAAAGATGCTCAAGGCACACTGATGACCATCATAGAGCGCATAAAAACTATTCCGGAGCATTTACGATCTTCCGTCTTGACCGATATTGTAGGTGGAAACTATGGCGATGAAATTATAAAACTGGTGAAGAACACCGATGAATGGAAACGTCAAATTGCCTTAGCCAATGACGAATTAGCAAAAGGCTCAATGAACCGTGAATTTCAAACTCGGATGAAAGCTCTTTCATCGACATGGGGTATTTTTAAAAATCAAATTTTTAACCTGAATTCAACCATTGGGGGCACGCTTGCGCCGACACTGGATTCATTAATGAAAAAGATTGGCGGACTGATTGATAAGGGTAATAAATGGATTCAGGCACATCCAAAACTTGCTAAAAATATGTTATTAGTTGCAGGCGCAATCGGCGGATCGCTCACAGTGTTTGGCGCATTTGCTTTCGCACTAAGTTTCGTGCTTTATCCTATTGCTCGCCTATTTCTTGGGGTAAGCAAACTCAACATCCTTTTACCAAAATTCGCAGGGAAAATTAGCGGTGTAGGCGGAACGATTGCAAGGTGGCTACTTTCGCCACTTAAACTATTGCCAATGCTTCTTTCCATGACAGGCATCGCTTTTATGGCAACTGCATTGCTGATTTACAAATACTGGGATAAAGTCAAAGCCTTCTTTGGTGGTTTTTGGGAGGGATTAAAATCAGGTCTCGCCCCTGTCCTTGAAAAATTCCAACCACTAGGCACCGCATTTGGTGTGGTCGTTGGATGGATTGAAAAAGCAGTGAAATGGTTTACTGATTTCTTATCCCCAGTACAAAGTACCAAGGAAGATTTAGATGCTGCAGCCAGTGCAGGCAAAAAATTTGGCGAATGGGTAGCCTTCGGTATTGATTTAGCGTTAACACCATTACAACTGCTAATTGATGGCGTGAAGTGGTTGATTGATAATCTACCTAAAATCAACGAGCAAAATCAAAAAGCCAAAGCCTTAAGAGACGAAACTATGAAAGCCGCTTTTGGAAATGGCGTACTCGGCCAAACTATGTCAGCCATGGCAAACATACCTGAATATGCCACAGGCGGTTATACCGGCAACGGCGGTAAGTATCAGCCGATGGGGATTGTCCACGGTGGTGAATATGTCATGACCAAAGAAGCCACAAACCGTCTAGGCGTAGCAACGCTGAACGCCTTAAATTACGGCAAACAAGCCTTAATTGCGGGCGGTTTAGGTATCGGACTTGCCACAGCCGCACCAATTCAGGTGGATAACCGCCCGTCAATTTCGGCACGGCCAAGCATCAGCCAAACCATGCAACCAATGGCGGTCAATATCACCATTAATGCACAAGCAGGGCAAAATGAGCGACAAATCGCTCAACTTGTCGCCGCAGAAATTGAACGCATAAACCGACAACAACAAGCAAGAATGCGAAGTCGAATGACTGATCGGGGATAAAAACAAAAGGGTGAAAGCCCTTTTGTTGCACATGACAGAAAATAGTTTTATATTTCAGCGAAAAGTTGTAAACTTCGCAGAATTTTATTCTTTGGTGACTTATGACGAATCTATCATTAAACCCTATTTTTGAAGGCTTAGAACCTATTTTTAAGCAATTAAAAACAGCGGCGATTTCTGCATGTCTTGTGGTCCCTGCTGCATTAAACATTCAAGTAAAATCAGTAGAAACAGTGCAGATTGTTAGCGTTCAGAAACTAAGATTAAGCCCTCAAGAGAAGCAAGCATTTTATGAATTTGCAAGTAATGCAATAAATCTTGTGCAAGTTACTTCAGCATTGACGGACTTTGCTATTTCGCTAGCTCCGCAAGCTTTTAATGTGATTTCTACAAATGATATCCAATCTCTAGAAGAAAAAACGAATGAGTATGATCATCTAATTACAAATATTATTTCAGAAATGAATCAATTTGATTTGAACCATCCTACACTTGTTTCAGAATTAAATAATTTAAGTAATAAAATGCATATGTTTTGTAATATTGTGAAATCAGAAAAATACAAAAAAGAATCAGATAAAGTGGTTTTATCACGCGTTTATCGAACACCTGAAGATGCTGGATACACCTACAAATCATCAGATTCTTTTGATGATTTCAAAAAAGCAATGATGATGTAGGATACAAATGAAGATTGAGTTATCGAAACAATTCAAAGAAGGGCGTTTAAACACGCCCTTTTTTAAAGACATTCAAGCCATGTCTGATGAAGAAAAGAAGCTCATCTTTGATTTTATGCAATCCATTGAACAAGGAAAACGATTAAGAGGTAAAAATAAACCCTCTTGGATTGATGATAATCTCAATGACATTCCAAATACAGAGGTTTATCAACAAAACGAAATATGGCATTATCACTGTGGCCCTTACAATGAAGGTTCTAGCTATTCCCCTATGAGTGGGCTAAAAATGAATTTGGACGGTGAAACATCAGGACCTGTAATTCATTATCAAAAAATATCAGATGAACATATTGTGATTATCGCTTTTTCCCCACAACACGAACCATTCCCACGCGAATGGGATACTCCCAATCCAATCATTGACCGAACAGAATAAGCAAGTCGCCATCGCCAGACTTGCTTTTTTGTTACCCAGTCTTTCACACTCCCCCACACTCGCAAAATCAAACAAACTCACCAAAAATAGGGGCAATTATTACAAGTAGAAATCCGCCCATGTCAGCCGATAACAACCGCAGAATTGAAAGCATCATCCGCTTTGGCTTAATTGCCGAAGTCGATTATGCACAAGCAAAAGCACGGGTAAAGTGCGGTGAAATATTGACGGATTTCATCCCCTTCATCACCTTGCGAGCCGGCACGACAAAAACATGGTCACCGCCAACACAAGGCGAACAATGCATCATCTTGGCGGCAAGTGGTGAACTGACAACAGCGTGCATCATCACAGGGCTTTACACTCAAAACAGTCCAAGCCATTCAGCCGATGAACACGTGATCGAATTTGCAGACGGCGCCAAAATCACCTACAACCAAGCAAACGGCGATTTGGTTGTGACAGGAATAAAAACCGCCAACATTAAAGCCGATAATCAAATCCATATTGAATGCCTCACTGTCAACATTAAAGGCAATGTGAATATTGATGGGAATTTATCTACAACCGGAACAACAAAGAGCAAAGGCGAAATTAGTACGCAAAGCAACGTCTCAGCAAGTGGCGACATCAAAGGTGGCAAAATTAGCTTACAAAATCACGTCCACGTTGCACAAGGTGAAAAAGCACGAACAAGTAAGGCAACTGTATAATGAATCGATTTACAGGCGGAAAAATCACAAGCGAAACAGAACACATCAAACAGTCGATTGCGGATATTTTGTTGACACCAATCGGCTCACGTTTACAACGCCGAGATTATGGTAGCCGTATCCCTGAACTTATCGACCGACCAATGAACCCAATCTTATTATTACAACTCGCAGCAAGCGCAGTGATGGCATTAAACAAGTGGGAACCTCGAATCATCATTAGTCAATTTAAGCCCCAAATCACATCGAATGGGATTAATTGCACCATTGTATGCAGAACAAAAGATCAAAATAACATCATTAACTATGATGATGTGTGGTTAGGCGGTAAAGCATGAGTGAAATCATTGATCTAAAAAACCTCCCCGCCCCCAAAGTTGTACAAGAGCTGAACTATGAAACCTTACTTGGACAACGTAAAGAAAAATTTCTATCGCTACAAGAAAATGACGATGCACGACAGCATTGGCAGATTCGGTTGCAGTTAGAAAGTGAACCGGTTGTTAAATTACTGGAAGAAAATGCATATTTAGAATTATTGCTGCGTTCTCGTATTAACGAATCCGCCAAAGCCGTCATGCTTGCCTATGCTACAGGGGCGGATTTAGACCAATTAGGAGCCTTATTTGGAGTGGCTCGATTGTTAATTCATGCCGAAGACTTAACCACGCGGCCGCCCATCTCGGCACAATATGAAGACGATGACCGTTACCGTATACGCATACAAATGTCGCTAGAAGGTTTAACCACAGCAGGAAGCCGTGCAAGCTATGAGTTTCATGCACTTTCTACTTCGGCAAAAGTAAAAGATGTTGATGTTACAAGCCCAACGGCCGGCACGGTTAAAGTGGTAATTTTATCCACCGAAGGGCAAGGTACTGCAAATAGTGAACTTATTTCCGCCGTAGAAAAGCAACTAAATGCCGAACATATTCGGCCACTAACGGACACCGTACTAGTCGAAAGTGCAGTGATTTTACCTTATGAAATCCACGCAACACTCACGCTTTACCCCTCTGTGCTAGAAAGTGCGGTGATGACAAATATCAATCAAGCCATTACCCATTATGTGAAAAAACAACACGCACTTGGCATTGATATAACTCGTTCAGGTATTTTCGCTGCTCTACATCAAGAAGGCGTACAGAACGTGCAATTGGCTCAACCGCTTGCAGATTTAATCGTACAGCCAAACCAAGCGGCATATTGCACACAAATTCAAATTAACGTAGGTGGTCGAGATGAATAGCTATCTACTGCCTACGGGCTCAACTAAGTTAGAAAAACAATTATCAAATACGTTTTCAGCAATTTCAGAAATACCTGTTCCGATTCACCTCTTATGGAGCGCAAAGCATTGCCCTATAGACCTCTTGCCATGGCTTGCCTGGTCTCTTTCAATTGATGAATGGGATGACGAATGGAGCGAAGAAAGCAAACGACAAGCCATTTTAAATAGCATTCATGTTCACAAACACAAGGGCACAATTTCGGCGATTCGCCGTGTGATGAAATCCGTGGGTTATGGTGAGGTAGATATTATCGAAAACCAGTCTCTTAAAACATGGAATGGCGAACTGAATTTTGATGGTCTAGAAACCTTCGAACATGAAGAAATGCACTGGGCAGAATACAAAATTGTGCTACATCAGCCCATTACTATTGAAGAATCAAAACAAGTGCGGCGAATTTTAAATGAAAATGCCCCTGCACGCTGTCATTTGGTTGCATTCAATTTTACACGGGCAGGCCATCGGTGGAATGGCGAGATCAATTTCGATGGAAACTTTACTTTTGGAGAAGTATAAATGGGAAAAATTACTGAGCAACAACAATGGGAAGAGGATATTTATCTCATTGAAAAACAAGATAAGGTGCTAGGCGGAGAGCTTGGCGTAATTAACATTCAAGCAAAACAGCTCGCCAATCGAACCAAATATTTAAAAGACCAAGTAGACACCATCAACCAAAACCGCACAGGCTACGCCCCTAAAGCCAGCCCAGCGTTCACTGGCGTGCCAACCGCGCCAACAGCTGCATTAGGCACGAACAACACACAAATTGCCACAACCGAATTTGTAAAAACCGCAATTGCCGCATTGGTAGGTTCTGCGCCTGCAGCATTGGACACGTTGGAAGAATTAGCCCGTGCGTTAGCAGGCGATGCAAACTTAAAAGCGACGTTGCTTGCTGAAATCGGGAAAAAAGCCAACGCCACTGATTTTAATGCCTTACATGATTTATTTATTGGTATCCCTATTCCTTATCCGCTCTCTACCGTCCCAACAGGTTGCTTGGCTATGAACGGACAGCAATTTGATACTCGTCGTTATCCAAAATTGGCACAGAAATATCCGTCAGGGCAATTGCCGGATATGCGCGGTGAATTTATCCGTGGTTGGGATAATGGCCGTGGCGTTGACGCTGGACGGGATTTATTAAGTTGGCAATATGGCTCATTGTTAGTCCAAGAAGCGCACTACCAGGTCAACAACGTGGTATCTCCGTCTGGCAATACAGCCGAAAACCTCGGTTGGGATAAAACGGATTCCAGTTTAACTAATAGTATAAAGATGACAACGGCAGTTGCTGACAATCGGGCGGCCAACTGGTTCGCGAAGCCAGGCTCTTTTGCTATAGATAACCAGGTGCCTTATGTTGGGATGATTCGCCCGCGCAATATCACTTTTAACTATATCTGCTTGGCTGAGTAAGGAGAATTTATGGCAGTAAAATTTAATGCTGAAGGCTTTGCCGAAACCAGTGGCGAAATCACCGTCTATTCCACGGATTATCAGGGAATTTACAGCCACAGTACAACTGAATTTGTTAGCGAAGGAGGAAGTCTTTCGGCGGGAAGCTATTTAGATGCCCCACCACAACCCAAACAAGGCTTTGTGATTGTACGAGCAGATAACAGTTGGCAATATCAAGCCGACCATCGTGGTTCTTATTACAACACGGAGACTGGAGAGAAAGTGGAGCACATCACGTTGGGCGAATTGCCAGACAATTTAACCGCACTTGCACCGCTTACTGAACCCTGTAAGTGGAATGGCACGACATGGGTGAAGGATGAAACAAAAGCTGCCGAATTTTTTGCCCAACGTAAAGCATCATTACTTATCATGCTTGCCAACAAAGCTGACACATTGAAATCAGGCTTATTAGTCGGCTATCCACAAACCGAAATCGACAGTTTCTATCGCCAAGAGAAAGAAGCCTTAGCATGGCAAACCGATCATAGCGCCGATACACCAATGCTAAAACAAATTGCTAAAGTGCGTGGTGTCCCATTTGAATTATTAGTTGAAAAAGTGATTGAAAAGTCTGCTCAATTTGCCATAACAATTGGTGTCATTATCGGGCAAAGACAAGCATTTGAAGATCGCCTATTAACTTTAAAAACGCCTGATGATTTAACCGCTATTGAACAGGAAATTGACGCATGGACATTAAACTTAAACTAAAAAGATATGGTTATCATATTGTTATTGCGATTGACCAACTCTTTAATGCACTCACCGGTGGTGCGGCAGATGAAACCTTATCAAGCCGAACATACCGTGGGGCAATGTTAACACCACAACCGAAAAAGCGTTGGCGTGTGCTTTATCGAGTCATCAATGGCTTGTTCTGCGATAGCAATCACTGTCGTACAGCGTATGAAAGTGAAATCAGCGGCAAACAGCACGATGAACAATTTTCCACACAATCAACACAATAACTAAAAGTGCGGTCAAAATTGACCGCATTTTGTTGCCTCGCCTTTCACACATCCAACCGCTCGCACCGCTCCATTCTCTCGATCACAATAAAGACATTATTTAACCAATAGAAACCATAGGGCTAAAATATGTCTGATGAATATCTCCATGGGGTCAAGGTAACGGAAATTGCCGAAGCCTTGCGAACACTCACCACATCATCCACTGCTGTGATCGGTTTAGTGGCAACCGCACCTGATGCAGATGCAACTGTTTTCCCACTCAATAAACCCACTCTTTTAACCGGTATCACCGCAGAAGTCCAAGCGAAAGCCGGTAAACAAGGCACATTATCCCGTGCATTGGATGGCATTGCGGATATTGTAAATTGTAAAGTTGTGGTCATTCGTGTGGAAGAAAGCGATGACGAAAGCACAATGAAAGCAAACGTCATCGGCACAGTGGACAGCGAAGGCAATTACACTGGTTTAAAAGCGTTCTTAGTCTCTGCTGCCGTTTGTGGCGTGAAACCGCGTATTTTCTGCGCGCCGAAGTATGACAGCCAAGATGTCACCACCGAGCTTTTAAGCGTGGCGAAAAAATTGAATGGCTTTGTGTATGCATCGTGCGGTTCAGCAAAAACCAAAGAAGAAGCGGTCACTTATCGCCGCAATTTCTCACAACGCGAATTAATGCTGATTTTTGGGGACTTCTTGTCGTTTAACCCAAACACCGAGCAAACTGAAATCGATTATGCCGTGGTTCGTGCGGCAGCAATGCGTGCATATCAAGATAAAGAATACGGCTGGCACACCTCCATTTCGAACAAAGGCTTAACTGGCGTGACCGGTGTCACTAAGCCACTGTCATTCGACATTAATGACAGTGCAACCGATGTCAACTATCTAAACGAACAAGGCATCACCTGTTGCGTCAATCACAATGGCTTCAAATTATGGGGCTTACGCACCTGTTCAGCAGACAAATTATTCATCTACGAAAACTACACCCGCACCGCACAAGTGTTGAAAGACACCATCGCACAATCTTTTGATTGGGCTGTAGATAAAAACATCAGCGTAATGTTGGTGAAAGAAATCGTGGAAGCGATCAACGCGAAATGGCGCGAATATGTGGCGAAAGGTTACTTAATCGGCGGTAAAGCATTTATCAATTCATCACTGAACACTGCCGCCACATTAAAAGATGCAAAATTGCTTGTGTCTTATGATTACTGCCCTGTTCCGCCATTAGAACAATTAGGCTTTAACCAATACATCAGCGATGAATACCTTGTGGAATTCGCCGCAGAGATTGCCAAAGTAGGAGCATAACAAATGGCTTTACCACGTAAATTAAAACTCATGAACTTCTTGGCAGACGGTAATTCTTACCGTGGTCAAGTCACCGAAATCACCCAACCTAAATTGGCAATGAAACTGGAAGAATACCGTGCAGGCGGCATGATTGGTCCAGTGAAAGTGAATTTAGGCGTGGAAGGCTTGGAAGCGCAATTCAAAATGGGCGGTTACATGACCGAACTCATTAAAGAATTTGGCGGCAAAATTGACGGTTCGGCATTACGTTTTGCGGGTGCATACCAACAAGACGACACAGAAGAAGTCACCGCCATTGAATTGATTATGCGTGGTCGTTTCAGTGAAATTGACAACGGCACAAGCAAATCAGGCGATGACACCGAACAAAGCTACACCGTGCCATTAACCTATTACAAAATCATCGAAAACGGCAAAGATTTGGTCGAGATTGATTTGCTCAACTCAATCTTTATTGTCGGCGGCACTGACCGTTTAGCAGAACACCGTTCAGCGATTGGCATCTAATCACCACCTAGCCCCGCAAGGGGCTTTTATTAAATCACTCCCCCACGCTTAAGCGTGGCATTTTTAAAGGTATAAAAAATGAAAAACGAAAACAGCAAAGTGATCACATTAACCAATCCACTTGTGCGTGGCGAAAACAAAATCACCGAAATCACCGTCAACAAACCCACCGTGCCGGCATTAAAAGGCTTAAAAATGTTTGACGTGTTGCAAATGGACGTGGATGCATTACAAGTGTTACTCACTCGCGTTACAAATCCTGTGTTGCATAAATCAGACTTTTCCACAATGGAAGTGGCAGACTTCACCGAGCTTGCGGCGGTGGCTGTCGGTTTTTTAGGGAAGAATTCGGAAGCGGAAGCGACCGAATAATGATTGCCGCCACGGTAGAAGATGCCATGGCGGATATTGCACTGATTTTCCATTGGCAACCACAAGCCTTTGAGCAAATGACATTTGCCGAATTAATGACATGGCGAGAAAAAGCAAGGGAACGGAATGAAACAGAAAATGATTGATTATGTATTAAATATGCCACGGCATATTGTATGGCGTGGGCTGTTAATCTCACTTGTTGTTTTTTGGTTGCTTGTGATTTTCGGCATTGCATTTCTCTTTCGCTAATTCATCAAGTGCGGTCAGAAATCACGGGATTTTTTGACCGCACTTTTCTTTAGGAATAAATCATGAGATCAATTTTAGTCTTATTTTGCTATTTTCTATCAATCGTCGCCGTCACAGGGTGCGCAACATTTCTGATGTACAACAAAATCGATGGTTGGGGCTGGATTATTTTTATTGATGTTTTATTGGTATTAAAGCCAATCGAAGTTAAGGATTAAAAATAATGTTTCAAAACTTTGCTTTAGCCGCACTTGGTATGTTCGTTTTTACACGGCAAACCGTGCCTTTCCAAAGCTTAGACCGCACATCAACGTGGCGACATCCAACTAATGCGATTGTGGGTGCTATGCCAAAATCACAATTCACCGGTAAGGAAAGCGAAACCGTGACAATCGGCGGACGACTTATCCCCGAAATCACGGGCGGAAGATTTTCCATTAAAGCGTTGGAATTAATGGCAGACAGTGGCGGTGCCTTTCCGCTAATTGATGGTGCAACCTTTGAAATTATCGGTTTTTTTGTGATCGAAAACATCCAAGAAACCCGCACAGAATTCTTTGGTGATGGTGCGCCACGTGCGATTGACTTCACCATGAACCTAAAACGCACTGACGACCCAATGTTGATTGCCATTGCTGATGCAATAATGGGGGAATTCTAATGTTTGATTTTGATACCAATCACCGCACACCTCAATTTTCAGTAGAAATTGTAACGCAGGATAAAAAAAAGAAAGACATCACAACCGTTGTTGCTGATCGGCTGATTAGCCTGTCACTTACCGACAATCGAGGACTGGAAGCTGACATGCTAGAAATTGAACTCTCCGACCATGACGGCAAACTAGCTTTGCCATCGCGCAACGTCACGATTAATCTTGCACTAGGTTGGAAAGGAGAACAATTAGTCGGAAAAGGAAGTTACATCGTAGACGAAATCCAGTTTAGCGGCGCACCGGATAGATTAGCAATTCGAGCAAGAAGCGCAGATCTAAAAAGCAGTCTATTCGAGCAAAAAGAACGCTCATTCCACCAAATTCACCTAGGCGACCTAGTACAGCAAATCGCCAAGTCACACGGTTTAAATTGCTTTGTTGCTGCAGGATTACACAATGCGCTGATAGAACATATAGACCAAACCAACGAAAGCGACATCAACCTATTAACTCGCCTTGCCGAGCAATATGACGCTATGGCGACCGTGAAAAATGGCGTCTTGCTATTTATGAATTTAGGTGCAGGGCAAAGTGTAAGTGGTAAGCCTTTACCGGCTTATCAAATTACAAAAAAACAAGGAGACAATTACAACTTTTCGATTGCCGAAAGCGAAAACTATAAATCCGTCCGAGCCTATTGGCACGACCCTGATAGCGGCAAACGCGGCGAAATAACGGTAGATACCAACACATCTATTGTGAAAAAACAACGTATGACAAAAGGTCGAACGTTGAAAAATGGTACAGTAAAAGGCAGACGGCTAAGCAAACGAAAATACAATGTAGTTGTGCAACAAGAACCCATCACAAGCGACAGCACACAAATAAAGACATTACGCCACACCTACGCGACCGAAAAAACGGCAATTATTGCCGCTAAATCCGCTTTTGATAAGTTAAAACGAGGCGTTGCCACATTTAATCTAACGCTTGCTTTTGGTGACCCCATGTTGATGCCGGAAACTATCGTTGAGCTTGCAGGGTTCAAGGCAGAAATTGACGCCACAACTTGGCTTATTACCAAAGTGACACACAATCTTTCAGATAGCGGCTTTACCAGTCAAATTGAATGTGAAATGAAAGTGGAAGATGAAGAAGTGGAAGTGAAAAAGGTGAAAAAATAAAATAGGAATCGTAAAAAGCGTAGTTTTCCACACGAATACGATTAAACTGAACATCACGCAATTATCAGAAAGTCCGACAATTTCACACGATCCAAAGGCATAATATTTGCCTAATTTTTTAGAATGGCAGTAAGGCAAAAAGTGCGGTGAGCTTTTTATGGGTTTTCCTTGTAAAAAAGCCTACGTGTTGCGTAGGCTATCTGTTACCAAGTATTCATTTGGAATAATCTTCCTGTATTATCCTCTGCATCATTTAATTCAAGAATAATTTCATCAGGTTTAACACCATTATCTGATAATGTAACAACCTCATCTGACAATAATGTAATAAAGTGCTGAATACCAAATTGTGAATATTCACGAATAATATTTAATAAATTCCTTTTAGGATTATTATCAAGCGATTCTAAGATTCCATCATGATAAATAAAAGAATGATAACCTTGCTCAGCATAATAACGAGCGATTGCCATATCAAATGCAATACATAGTAACTTTTTAAATGATGTTCCTTTATCTTTATGATTTTTTACGCCCTGATTCTCGAAATAAGCATCAAAATCAATATATCCTTTTGTATTTTGCTCGACCTTAATAATTGCCTGCTCTCCAACGACTGCCATAATAATTGAAACAAAATAATCCCGAATTTTAATAAACTGACTATTTGAATCATTTCGCACTTTACAGGTTAAGTCTTGTTCAATAGATTGAACCAAATCACTGCGTTTCTGCTTTTCTTCAGCTAAAGTAGCATTTGCATTAAAGAGATCTTCAATAACGCTTTTTTGCTGTTCTAAAAGAATGAGCTCAGCTCTATTTTTATCTAAGAACGCAGATGTTTGTTTATATTTTTCAAAAATTTCCTTTTCATTAAGAAATGATAATTTTTCACTTCTTTCTTGATTTAGTTCTATCAAGCGGGATTGAATACTTTCTATTCTAGAATCTGTTTTTCTCAAATCATTAGATAAGTATTCATTTCTCTCTTGATTAATAGCCTGATTAAACCTAATTAGTTGGTCAAAATCTTTTTTCAACTGATCAGAAAAAAGCACGCCTGCTTCCTTAAAAAGAGAGATAGCCTCTGTTGTATCAAAAAGAATCTTTGTTGGCTCTAAGGAGCTTTCAAGGCGTTGCTTTCGCCCTTCTAGTTGGTACAACTGAGCATTTAATGAAACAATATTATCATCAATATTATCGACCAATTTTCGGATACTTTCTTTATCTTCGCTTCCGAAGTCAAGTTTTGACAATGCAATTTCAGCATTAGAAATTTGTGTTTTAATAAATGCAATTTGTGCCTCGATTTCAGAAAATCCTTTATGATCTACCCGATTAATTCTTTTTCTTAATTTAATTTCTTCATCTAACGCCTTGATTTCATCTTCTTTATTATACAAACGGCTCAATAGCTCATCATCAAATCCCAACAAACGAGATAGAAAAGGTTTCCAATCCTTATCTTTTGAACGGCTATTACGGCTTAATTTGAATACATCTGTAAAATCAGACTGCGTACGAAGCAAGTAAGCAAAAAATTTACGGTAAGAATATCCTCTTAGAAATTTAAATCCTAACAGACCTTCTAAATAGCTACGAGCCTCCCTAAAACTTAGTTGATAAGCTGACCACTCATCCGGCATTAATCCCTGAAAATCTTGATTGGGGGAAGTATGCTTCTTAAAACTTATTTTTGAAGGATTACGCACAGTTCTACAAATTGTTAAATACTGGGGGATTTCTTCCGTTTTTGAATCATTTAAGTATATTTCAAGGTAAAACTCAAAGTCATTAAGCTTATCTACGGATAATAAAACATGTTTTTTATGCTCACAAATCAAACAAAAATCAATAATTTGGGCTAATGTAGATTTACCTAGATTATGGGAATGCTTTTTTCCATCATCTAAATATTTCTGTTTACTCATAACTGTTCCAACAACTGCATTGACACCGTTATTGAACATTAAGGTTTTAAAAATATTCTCTTTATTTGAGTAAAGCTTCATTAATCGCATTTTATTTTCCTATATATTCAAAGGAATCATTTGTTTGGTGATACTCAACTAAACCCAATAAATAAAGCAAATTTATTGCCGGCATAAATAAAACATAGTCGCAATCCGTTGCTTTTTTTACAACGGAAAGTAATTTATCAAAAGAGACATATCTACCCGCCTTTAATGATTTCAACATTAAAGTTGCAGCATACATAACTGATTTGTCAGGATCCGTATATTTATCAGGTTGAATTTTTATCATATCCTACTCTTTGCGACCTATATCACAATTCCAATACATATAATAAACCAATACTCGAACTCTTTTCTCAAAATCTTTGCCATGGCTCTTTTCACTTTCAACAAAATGAGAAATTAAATCTTCCAATCTTCTATTTATATAATTATCACTATAAAGGGCTTCAAGTTTGGCTTTAGTATCTAAAACAAGATCTTTATAGTCTTCTTTTAACGCACTATTCTCTGGATTGCGTAATACATCATCAATCTGTCGAATGTAAGGGTCAAAATAAGCCATCATTATTTCAGCAAAATTAGGTGACGCATTATTTTTTTCATTCTTTGTGGCTAAATCACAACGTTCTAACAAGCTGTCATTGTCTTGCGGTTGACTATTTTTTGTTGATTCAACTAATGACTTACATTTCCTTATTACACATGCAATATGACTGGCTGTCAATAACTCAGCATAAACTTCAATTAAATGCTCAAGCCCCGATTCCTTAATGATTTCGGGATAACTATCAATTAAACGGTCAAGATATTCTCTACCTAATATTGCAATATTTTCATAAGGTAAACCTGTTTGTTGGTGAATAAGATTAATTAGCTCTGGATGAGATTTCCCCGTTTCTTTTCTATTTGTCATTAATAAATAGAAACCGATTTTCCCTTCTTCTACCATTTTTTTTAGTTTAGGAAGCTCTCCCTCAACAATACTTTTAAACTCTTTCCGTCCTGTTGTGGCATCAAAATTTTGAGTATGTTTTGCCTGAATAACAACAATCTTACTTCCTTCGGTTTTCCAAGGTGTGGTAACGCTTGGAAAATCATTTGCTGTTCCAGAGAATGAACCATCACGCCCACCATCTGGACCTTTAGAAAATCCAGCTACGCCACGCCCAAGAATCTTAGCACAACAGGAAATCGTAAAAACCTCAAAATCAGCATCATTTTTAATAAGTGAAACAAAGTTCATTTTCTCTATCCATTTTTATCTTTTGTTATGTTGATGATAATTTCCCCCCTACAAATCCTTCGGGTTAATCGCTACCACTTCTTCATCTTCATCGGCAAGCTAAACACCACGCGCCCATGAATATAAATCGGGTCGTCGGTGTGAATTTGCCAAGGTTCGTATTTTTCTTTGTTGTCGGACATCGCCCACATTTCTCGGCCACGTTTTTGCAAGCGTTTAATGAATGTGTGATCATCAAAGGTGAACACATAAAGCCCATCGGCACTGAAATAATTTTCTGATACATCGACATAAAGTAAATCGCCGCTTTCCAATGTCGGCGCCATGCTATCGCCTTTCACCGCAATAATTTTTAAATTTTTAGCATCGGTGCGCCCAAATTGGCGGCGGAAGAAATCCAAGTCAAACTCTTGTGCTAATAAGCCTTGTTCTGTCCGAGTTAAAAACGTGCCATTTCCTGCACTGGCTTCAATATCCAAAATTTCTACTCGGATAGTGTCTTTTGCCAAAGGTTCATGCAGATTAACGACGCGCACCGTGTCGTCAGTAAAGCCCAATGCATTTTTCGTTACATCAGGAAATGAACTTATATGATATTCAAACGCACCGCCTTTTATACCTTTGGCTTCGCGCATTTTCCAATTTTCATTTTTTGCCTTGCGAGTGATATTTGTTGCTTGAGCAGGCAATCCATCTAGCCCTTCTAACTCTTTTGCCGAGTACCATTCTTTCATTTTTGATTTCCTCATAAGATTTTTTAAATCTTTTTTAAATCACATATTGATTTAGAAAAGATTTAGTTATAATATCTCAAACAATGTAAACAAACACAGAAACACAATGGCAATACTAGCCAGTTTTTTGTTTTAACAGTTGTGGCAACGCCAAAATACCGATGAAGTAAAAAAAGCTTTTTAGTGTGGCGTATTGTTTTATAGCTTGTTGCGGAAGTTCGCTGAAATTAAAGCCAAATTGTTGTAGTTCCGCTTGGCTAAAACTGCCGAGTGCAAAGACGAAAATGCAAACGCCACACAAGTAGGAATGTTGTCCTTGAATGTGCAAGTTTTTGGTGTACGGAATCGTTTTTTTATATACCCAATAAATCACGAATGACATCAACAGCAATATAACAAGTTGAATATCGGCATTGATTTCCGGCACAAGTGCAAAGCGAGTGTAGACATAAACTAACCCGAATGTCGCCCAATAAGCCACGGTATCAATGATGATGTCTTTTATAAAAAGCAGGTGGTTTTTTATTTTTTCGAACATAGGAGTGCCTTATGGCTAAAAAAGTCGATGAACAATTATGGGTTCGCGTATTGGAACTTGAACAAACCTTAAAAGAACAAGAAAAACAAACCCAGCAAAGAATAGACGAACTTGAACAACAACACCGCGCAATTTATGGCTATTTTCAGGGGTTATGTCTTGTCTGTTCTGCAGTAGGTTCGTTCTGTGTATTCCAGTGGGTTTTTTAATAGTTAAGTATAACAAAGTAAACAAAAACAACAAAGGAAAGGGCATGGCGAAAACAGGAAAAAAACGTGAGCTGAAATCCGAAATTATTGCATTTCGTGTGACGGCAAGTTTTAAAGCCGCATTGGAAACTGAAGCGGCAAAAGACAAACGCGAATTACAAGATTTTATCCGTTTGAAATTAGAAGAATGCGTTCCCGCGTCAATGCCGGTTGGGCAGTGATTCGGAATAGTTAAATAGAAAAGGTGGTGTGTATGAAAAAAACAGATAAAAAAACGGAACAACTAGAAACATTATTCCGTTTACGTGAAGAAGCAAGACTTACTGAAGGAAGATTATTACGACAACAGTTTAATTTGTTCATACTCCAAGATAATCTTGCAACGCTTTTAAAATCACTGGCATTTCTTGACCCAACTCGCGAATTACCTGAGTCGGTTGAGGCTGAGATAAATCAATGTCGTACACAGCTCGAAGATTTAATAGAACAAACCCTACCTTAGCTAAATCTTCGGAGGTTAAAGGGTCGGCAAGTTTAATGATTTCCCTTTGTAATTCGATAAGTTTATCAAGGTCGTATTTTTTAGACATAGCGGCTCCTTGTGAGTTGATAACAAAAAAGAGTATAACAAATTAGGTGGTAAATAGTGAACGTAGATCATAAATGCGCAAATTGCGGAAGTAACAACATCCGTGTGCGAACTTCCGAAAAGATCGGTTTATTGTCAATCGACGTGTTGGCTTACTGCAACAACTGCGGCACAGAATTAAGAGTGCAAAGCCAAATTACGAGAGTGAGAACGCCAATCTATAACGACCGCCCAGAAGCATTAAGCGCGAATAAGCCGTTAAATCAGATTGACGAGCGTCAGCAAGAAATCGACATCTAGTCTTTAATTCCCATCAAAATTTTTAAACACAGTCGTTTGAAGAAATTCATGCGACAGGATTTTTGCATCCAAAATTTAAGGAGAACCCAAAAATGAGCAACAAAAAATACACCTACGACAACGGTAAAACACGCAAAGACCGTGTGAACGTATGGGCGTTAGAAAAACGTGTGAAAAAGTTGGAAGCGCAAATTCAAATCATCAGCCGTCACATTAATCATCAAGCTGGATTAAACCAACAACAAGTGATGTTGAGTGAAAGCATCCACGACCGAGTGGCATTGCTTGAAAAAGCCAGTTGGAGCAAGCAAGGGATGTTTGGTCGTTGGTTAAGTTGGGTTCAAGGTAAATAAGCAAGGGGGCGTGTGATGTACGTTTCAGGCAAAGAAAGTGCGGCGGCAAAATTCTGCAAAGAAAATCAAATTGCAGTTGAACCGGTGCAAAGTTGGGGCGATTGCCGCCACATTATCGGCAAAAGTCGCTATCGCGTGGAATACGCTTTCAACAACCTTTCACAAAGCGAAAGAGAAATCCTGTTGGCGATGGCAGAACTCGACATCAACGATTTAGTTAGCACCACATTTTCAGGCGAGAAACTACACCACTACTCCGAAAACGGTCAACGCAAAATCGCCAAGGCATTTCGCAAAGTGCGGTTGATTTCGGGGATGTTTCCGAAAGGGATTACCGAACGTGAATTCACATTGATTGATAAGGCAAGTTAAGGGGAAGGTATGGCAACCGTTATTTTAAGTCGTGGCGCATTGAGCGTTGTGGCAAAGGAATATTATCAAAAATTAGATAAAACGCAGGAACACCTATTTGCCTACATCTACCACTTAGACAAAGGCGATGAAGAACAAGCAAGACAAGCATTTAACGAATTTATTGAAAATGGCGATTTGGCCACAAAAACACGCCAAATCTTTTTACAGAAATACAGAGAATGGGAGCAATGGCAATCTACCCAACGGAGTAAACAATTATGAGACAGAAATTTTTAGCCTTTGACCGCGCTTGCGAAACTGCCGCAGAAGCAGAACGCACCCGTTTATTTTTTAAAGCTGCTCAGTATTGGCGAACAGGCTATCACTTAGCACCTTGTAAATCTGATGCGGATTGGTGCTTTGCAAGAGCCGATTACTGTTTTAAAGCCGCAATAGATACCGGCGCAATCAAGGTGAAAAAAACAAGAATGATCGATTTTCAAGTATTTATGGGAGAAAGAGATGAGTGAGGGGATTTACATTAATTTAGATTGCGGGGCAGAACTCCAAATTACCAAGATTGGCGACCGCTTCCAATTATTGGAAATCATTGGGAATAACGGCATGAGAAAGCCAAAAGCCCGAGTGATTGGACGATTACATAACACGATTATGGGGGCGATAAACGAAGTCTACAACTTTTCATTAGCACAATATGAAGTGCTTTCACTCTCCGAAATGGAAAGTGCGATCAATTCAACAAATCAAGCAATTAAAGACTACTTCGACCAACATAATGAATATTTAGCCAATTTATAAGAGTATAGAAAGAAAATGATGAACTGGGAGCAACAACGAGATGAAAACATTGCTAAACGTGCATTAGCGATGGAAGAAGCTCGTGTGGCAAGAATGGAAAGTACGTCAAAAACTGGCCGCACTTTAGACTTGCCACAAGCAACCGCTGCACAAATTGAGCTGTTTGCGGTTGCTCCTAATCATTTTGATTATGTTGAAAAACTGCTTTCCGATTTGCCACGCAAACGCCAACGGGAACACTTCCGCAATGTGTGGTTGCGTGCTTATCGCAGTGTGAAAGATGATGGGTCAATTAGTTTTAGCTTTGGCAATAAACAAGCCCGCATTGCTAACACAACATTGCGTGATGTGTTGACCAATCGTTTGGAAGCCGTTTTTGAGCAATATCGCATTTCTGTTTCGTGGTTGCTTGAACGCAAACGCTATTCCGCCAACTTGGCAATGCAAAAGCCTGTGGATAATCAAGGTTTGCATTTTTATCTATTAGGCGAACGCCAATTAAAAGAGATCGCCTACAAACTCGCCTTGCACTTCAACGGATTACAAAGCGATTTCGTGGAAGATTGTGCCAATCAAAAAGCCGTTGGGCTATTAAGTGCGGTCGATTTTTCACGTTTAAGCAGTGAACTGCACCGCCTTTGCGCTGATGTTTGCAAGAACATTGGCTTTCCACTTAAAAGCCAACATCGCCTTGAAGAAGGTAAGCGCCTTTCTGTGCAACAACAAGAAAGCGAATTGTTGCGTGTGGTGTGCGAAAAATATTGGTTCCGCACATTACGCAGCACGCAAAAACGCCTTATCGAGCATTTGGCGATTGGCTGTGGTGAAGTATCGGCAAAAGTCAGCCCGTACATTTCAACCGGTGCATTGAGCGATTACCGCAATCAACAAAAAGCCAATCTTGAATATTTAAAACAGATGATTATTGAAAACATTGACGATCCATCCGAACAGGTAGAATTGATGGCAATGTGGCAAAAATCTTCCGGTAATCCTGCTATCCGTTTTAACGAGATGATGAACCGCTTGCGTGGCGTAGACGAATGGGCAACGGAAAAAGGCTATGTGTCATTGTTCTTAACCATGACCGCCCCTTCATCGTTCCATGCGACACACAACAACGGCACAAATAACAAGAAATGGAAAGGTGCAGACCCACGCACAACGCACGTTTATTTAAGCAAGAATTGGGCGCAGTTGCGTGCATTGTTTGCTAAACGTGGCATCGGCTTTTTTGGTATGCGTGGCGTTGAACCACACCATGATGCCACACCGCACTGGCACTTGCTTGTGTATGTGAAAGCGGAAGATAAAGAAGAAGTGATCCGTTTATTTAAATCAAAAGCTTTAGAGTTAGACGGCGATGAATTCGGGGCGAAAAAACACCGGTGCCGTGTTGATGAAATCGACCCTGCAAAAGGTTCTGCCGTTTCTTATATTGCGAAATACATTGCCAAAAATATTTATGCGGGCAATCAGAAAGACGAAACATCGGACGAAGTGGAAGGATTGAAATTAGACGAAAACGTGCAACGTGTGCGTGCGTGGGCGAACCTTTGGGGCATTCGTCAATTCCAGTTTTACGGCAATCCGCCAATTTCTGTGTGGCGTGAATTACGCAAATTAGAGAAATGGCAGTTGGATGATGTGGATGATAAGACCATTGCAGACGCGCAAGCGGTTTGTGATGTGGCTTGTTTTGCCAGTTATTTAGATTTACAAGGGGGCGCAATGGCTAAACGTGAAGATCAGCCGTTGTGCGCGGAATATGAAGAAAGCGAGCCGAACCAATACGGCGAAACAAGAAAGAAAATTGTGGGGGTGAAAAATCGTTTCAGTTTTGCAAGCGTAAGAACAAAATTAAAAAATTGGGTTATCAAAAAAGGCACTGTGGCAGATGTTGCAACTGATGCCAATGCGGAGACCACCGAAACAGACAAGGAGCGTAGCGACGCTTGGACTTGTGTCAGTAACTGTAACCGTTCAGAAATTGAACAAAAGGTAAAAAATGCACTTTTACCGGTCAGCTTTATGATAAGTGGTTCACAAATTGAGCTATTAGTTAAATATGGACGGTTACGGCTTAATGACTATCGCTGGATTCATTGCGAAAACGACAACGTTTTCATTAAAGAAGAAAAAATACCGCTCTTTTCTGTAAAAAAATTTAGTCAGAAAGTGACTGGATTTTGGGAAAGATTGGGGAAAATGTAGGTGTATTAATCAAAAAAAGGGTTAGAAATGAGTAAATTTTTAAAATTAAATTTCGTGAAAGAAAATTTTATTATGGGGAAAACTGGCAAAACATCAAAACTTGAGCATATGAGCGACGGTTATGAGCATTTAGAAATGTATCTTAATGCCGATCTAATTACCCATTTTATAGAATGCGAAGATATTCCTTGCGATGGTTCTAGCCGTTGTGATGATGATTTTTCAGAAATCCTAGAAACAGGAACAATTCTGTGGCTTTCAGATGATGGGGTAAAAGCAGTTGATGAAATTTGTGAACGGTTATATGACGCTAACATCACAAGTGAGTATTCAACAAGCAAAGGTGCAAATTTTGTTTTGGTAGCAAATACTGTTGAAGATATTTTGGCACAGTTGGAATATTAGAGGAAATAAAAATGACAGATTTAACACAACTTATTAAAAACATCGAAAATTGGGCAGAAGCTCGCAATTTGATTGAAGGTTCTACACCGAAAAAACAATTCATAAAATTGATGGAAGAATTCGGGGAGCTATGTAGTGGCGTATCAAAAAATAAAATCGACGTGGTGAAAGATAGCATTGGGGATTGCTTTGTGGTGATGGTGATTTTGGCCGCACAACGCAAGAAAGATGAAATGCGTTCATCTGCTGAAATTACTGATCAATGCAGATATTTTAACGTTGATATTGAAAGCCGCTTAATTGAAGCATTGTCAAGCTTGAATCGTTTAAGTTATGAGTTAAGTAGTCCAGAAAATATTAGTGCTTTATTTGGTTTGTTCTTTATTGAGATAGTCGAAGTTGCACGTTATTTTGATTTAGATATACACGATTGTGTGCAAGCGGCATGGGATGAAATCAAAGACCGCAAGGGGCGTATGATTGATGGCGTATTTGTGAAAGAGGGTGATTTGTGATTACAGAAGAAGAAAACACAACAAAATCCGAGCGCACTTTAACGATAAAGGAGGTCGCCGACCTCCTGAATTTAAGTTATAGCACCGTTTTTGCACACCGTTTTAAATGGGGCTTTTTCCAGATGGAAGGTTCGAAAGCTTGGCGCGTTTTTAGGGAAGATCTTGACCGTTGCAGAAAAAGAAAAAATAATGTCATCCGATTGGTTGGATTGACTGATATTAAAAATGGAGGAAAGAATAAATGTCAATCTACAAGAGAGGAAACACATATTGGCTCGATATTACAACACCGAGTGGCGAACGAATTAGACGAAGCACTGGGACTGAAGTAAAGAAAAAGGCCCAAGAATTACACGATAAGATCAAAGCAGAACTATGGGATATGGCGCATCTTAACAAGAAACCGCCAAAACTATTTGAAGAAGCCTTGTTGTTATTTGTGGAAGATGCCAAGTTGAAAAAGGATTTTGATACTAACCGCAGACACGCCATTTATTGGCGTTCTGTTTTTGGTGGTTGGAAATTGAGTGATATCACAGGCGAAGATATTATGACTAATTTGCCGACATACTCAACCACTCATAAAAAACCATTATCACCTTCGACAAAAAACCGCTATCGTACGTCCATTTTGCGGGTGCTTTCACTGGCTTATAAAAATGGTTGGATTGATAGAATCCCTTATGTGAAAAAATTCGTTGAGCCGAAAGTGCGCGTGCGTTGGATTACCAAGGAGCAAGCCACAACGCTGATTTCAAACTTGAATTTGGCGTGGATGAAAAATGTTTGTTCTTTTGCGCTGTTCACCGGTGCGCGAATGACTGAAATTTTGTCCATGACGTGGGATAAAGTGGATTTTGACCACAGCATTGCGATTGTTTCAAATGACGTGGCAAAATCAGGCAAGGCACGTGCATTACCGTTGAATAACACGGCTTTGGATTTGCTGCAAAAGCTATATAAAACCCGTCGCAATGAGTTTGTTTTTCACCGTGGCACCGACAAGCAAATAGGGCGCATTGATTGGCATGATTTTCATCAAGCATTGGAGAAAAGCAATGTTCAAAATTTCCGCTTTCACGATTTGCGCCATACTTGGGCAAGCTGGCACGTTCAAGCCGGAACGCCACTTTACACGCTAAAAGAAATGGGAGGTTGGGAAACGTTAGAAATGGTGAAAAAATATGCACACTTAAACGCTGACCACATGATTGAGTTTGCGAATAATGTCACATTTACGCCACACGAAGATGACGATTTCTCACAAGAAAATTTTTTCAATGTAGTAAATTATTGA